ATATCTTCTGCGTACTTCATCACTTACAAAAGTGTAATGACATCCATTACAGTATTTTAATTCATTATTTAGGTTGTAATACTTTGCAAAAGATGCATCTGTATCTGGCCAATCTTCTGTCCTTACTAATTCTGATTTAGCTCCTTGATATTTTACGTTCCAATATTCTACTTTAAATGTTTTCATCTTATTTGTTATATTGTTTAATAAATTCTACTACTGCATTGTAGGTAGCATCTAGTTTGTTATCTCCATTCATTTCAATAATAATATCCATTGATTCTCCATCAAGTATGTAAACAAAATGTTGTTCTATTCTGAAATTATATAAATGACCTCTCATCGAATCTCCATCATTTCCGTCTTGAAAACTCTCTATCTTCTCCACTACAGGCATAAGCCAATCCCAAGAGGTGTGGTATTCAAGACAATCTTTAGGTATCTCCCATATTAGGTTGTCGTTTTCCACTCTATTACTACACCACTCTCTATGGTCACTGGCTAGAAATTGAGGCAAACTATCTGACAATAGATACTCTCCCCTATCCGATATTTTATATCCCATAAATTCTGCTATTAGTTTATTGTTCTCCATCGTTATATTGTTTAATAAATTCTACTACTGATGGATATGTTACTTCAATATCTCCTACATATTCAAATTCTGGTTTTATAAACAGTATTCTATTTACCACAGGCATTAACCAATCCCAATCGGTATGATAATGTAGTTCTTCTTCTACACACAAACATTCTAACATATCATCTTTTGTTGCGTAAAATTCTCCATCAACTATTTCTAATTGATATCCCATAAATTCTGCTATTATTTCATTTTGCTCCATAATTTCTATTTTTTATTTAGGTTATTAATTTCAGAATAAAAGTCGTATCCGTATGACTCTTGATGTTCATCATCTTTGTTGAATCTATCGTATACTACTCCCTCTGTGTCGAATTTTATTTGTATATAGTCACCACTTGGTAAGTATATATATCTATATTCTCCGTCCATTGTTTAACTTATTACTTATTGTTTTAATAAGAGTTGTATTTTATCTCTTGTTTGTTCTAGTTGTTCTATATCTCTTTGTAAGTGTGGGTTGCAATCCTGGTTGCCGGTTTGTTCAGACAACAGGAGCTGAAACTTCTTACTGTCAATTAATATGGTTAACTCTGTTATTACAGATATTAACCCCTTTGCTGTGTTTACGTCCATTTTATTAAGATTAGATATATCATTATTAATATGTTGAGCATTATGCTTATACACGCTAATTCAAATGCTCTTTTGGCTCTGTGGCTATACTTCATATTAAGTCTAGCTTTTCGATTAGTTCTTGTGACTTATACTTTAACATTTTCTCACTATGCGCCTCTAGTATCATTCTATTTAGTACACTCGTTATTCCGCTAATTCCATCTACCATGAAATATGTAGCACTACTGTTATTATTTTTCCTGAAATAATAGAAGCTAGAACCACCATATTTGTTTGATAATTTTGTAATATCAGCAGCAAACTTGTCTATTAATTCTCTGCACTCTGCGTTTACTTTAATTTGAAGTGCTTTTTCTATTGCGTTTGTTGTTTCCATTTATTTGTTTTTTGGTGAATAATTTTGAATTACATATTTAGCGAACTCTACATAAATGTATTGTTCGTCATACATAAAATAGATTTTGTTTTTATGTATGGCTTTGAGGTATAGTTTTTTAAATTCTTCAAAGGCTTCCGGGGTGAAGTCAATCATTTTTAAGTTATTTCATTTACGTTATTTATAATTCGTGATTGGTCTTTGTCGTATTGTTTATAGTCTATAATAAACCCAACTAAGACTATTATGTTCATTCCACAAGAGGCTAATATCTCATGAAGATCCGCATACACATTTAAAGATAAATGGATATGCCCTACCATCCAAAAGGGGACGGCAAGGTTTTGACTTATCCATATTAAAGTAAACTTTGTTATGCTTTTTATTTTTAATTTATTTATAGTATACATTTGTCATTTCATCTATTTGTTCATCTTTATAGGTACTACAAGTCATGCAATAAAGCCTAGCTTCATACTCATCATACCACAACTCATCAGAACAGTTATTACAATCAACTCCAGCTTCCATAACTTCACCTTCCATTCTTTCTTCTAAAGGGACATCTTCAAACTTTGGATTGTAATATTCCCAATTACCATCATCAGCCCATCTATCTTCTAATAAATAGCTGTCTACATACGATTGATGATGAACCCCACTATCCTTAACGGTGTCGTTAAAGTATGTCCACGCCTCTACTATCTCTCCGTTACTTAGTCGTATTGGAGTCTTTTGTCTTTTATACCAATTGGGGTGTCCTTCTAACATATCTATGTCTATCATTGTGTCTTTGTCAACTAGAAACACATCTACATCTACATTATGTCCTACTCCCTTTTTACTTAGTAGGTATGGTAGTCCCTCTACTATAAGGGGATATTTGTATACAGTTTCACCTGAGTCTACATATTCTGATTGTGTTAGGTAGCTATAATAATTACTATGTTTATATTTAAGCGTTCCGTATACAGCCATAAAACTAAACCCTAACACATTCTTCTTGCTATACATAATTCCATCGCTGTCGCTGTGCCACAGTTTAGGATTATATATTTCAAATGTTTTTTCTTTAGTATTAGCAACTACATATCTACAATTTGTCATTTCCAACACTTTCCTCCAACGACTTGGTGCTAAATCTGCTAGTATTTCAGCCAGCTCCTCAGTGTCGGTTGTTAGTAAATTCCCCAATCCTGGTACTGTTCCATTTTGGAATAAAAGATTGTCTTTATCAATACTAAACGGATGACAGTTGTTGAGGTTTATTTTACCTACAGTTGCATACCTAAAGTGAGCTATAAACGGTCTAGGCGTTAACAGTTTTTCATATTTTTCACTTGGTATTTTTTCTAGTTCAAAAGTATCTAACCATATAATTCCTAGTCCGTCAGGGTTTTTTAGTGCTGAAGCAACAAGGGTTGCATGGTTAATGATGTTTTTGTTTTCTTTAATTATTATTACACACATATTATCTATCGTTTGATGGGTTAATGAATTCTTCTATTGAGTCGCTTACTTCATCAGCGATCAAGTAAGTTCTAAATGCACAAGCTAAGTCTATAATTTTCTTAACTTTCGCTTTATCGCCATACATTTTCATTAATATAGGCTTTACTCTTTTTATTAAAATTCCAAAGGGCGCTGAACCTTGTCCAACACTGGCATTTACAATTTGATACATTAAGTCATATCTTAGCTTTAGTTGTCTGGTGTTTTGAACTCTGTTCGGCAATCTTATTTCTATAGCACTAATGTTTCTTTTTACCACTACAGTAGAATAATGAGGCGGGTGAGGTAGGTCCATCTTTTTATTATGCCTACAATGAGTGTTGTTTAATCGATATCTCCATAAAGCATACACTATAGATAAGTTTCCTCTCATTTTTTCAAGTAGATTTACGGGATTCATAAACAACTTCTTTTTAGCAAGAGTAGGGTGTAGAGCTGCGCTAATAGTGATATGTCCCCCACAGTCGGTATCACACTCCTCATCTATAATACACTCTGCCTCATCTATCCAATCAAATACTATCTTTCTTTTTTTACTCCTAACCGGTGAGAGAGGTAATATGTGGGTTATAGCTTCCAATCCACAACTACTATCCGTTTCGAATTTAGCAAACAAGTCATATTCTCCTATCTCCTCTCCTACATCATCTTGCCCATATCCATTAATGGTTGTTTTCTCAATTTCAAACCCTATTCTAAATTGAGCATTCATTGATTTATCCTCCGGGTCTGGACCTTTGTGATATTCACTAATGTGATCACATCCTCCATTTTCTTCTACAACATTGTCTTCATCCCAATAATAACACTCACGAGATTCACACCAGTGGGCGTCATCCTCGTGAACATAATCATCAATATCCTCACAATAACTCACGTCTTCATAATATACCCACTGTCCATCAGCCATACCATACGACACACACTTAAAATCATCTGAGTCTTCTAGCCATTCTTCAGTAGCCGCATTCTCACACCAAGTCATCATAATGTCTTGATTATGTATCCATTCCCCCATCATGTCGGACCACTGTACATCATCTAAGTGATATCTACAATCCCTAGAATCAACATAAGGAAAATCGTCTTCGTGGTCTTGGTGAATAAACCCCCGAGCAGGCGAAATGTTTTCTAAGGTTTCTTCTTTAAGAATGTATTCTTCTTGATATTCACTATAAACTATTTCGTCCGAGTGAACATCCATTGGTTCGTCTACATTGTAAACGGCAACCAGCTCTTTGCTTTGTGTTTTCATATATTGTTATTTACTTATTAACTTCTTCGTTTAAGAAATAGATGGTTTCATCTATGACTTCTAGGTAGATTTTACCTAACACAGGATCTATAGTGCCGTCTTGTATATCTTCATTCATATACTCTTGCATTTCATACATATTCTCTAATGCATATTCTACACGATAACTCCTAACTGTGTTGTAGGTGGTAAATGACATTACTCCCAATGTCATAAACCCTAAGATTATTTTCTTCATCATCTTAACTTATTACGGGAAACGTCCAGTCTTTTCCATCTTTACTTTGTCCAAACAACGCTCCACCATCATTACCCTCATCATCTCTTGAAGGCAACACAAGTGAGCCGTCATCAAACTCAATTACTAATGGTCGATTGTACCAACCCATGTGTTCTTGTTCTTCTTGTGTAATGTATCTTACACTTTTTACTTTCTTACCGACAAGTCTCGTCCTTGCGTAGCTTGTCCATTGTAACTCTATGTTTTCTTTAGCCATAACTTTTATTTTATTTATAATTATTATTCATAGCGCCATGTATTACATTTTCTTCTAAGAATTCTACTAAATCATTTATAAACTTGTTTGAATGTGGATTAGGTAATCCATATTTTTTACCGTTTACATAATCATTTACCATGAATACTATCTCTTGTAATGCTTCTTTATCGCTCATATTATTTATTTTACTTGATTTTTATAATTTATTATTTTGTTTATTTTTACCACTTGTATCCACTCTCTATAAGACCATTCACCCTCATATCCCATTTCCTTAGCTTCTTCTATCTCTTTTATACAGTCTTCTTCACTTTGCAATAGTTCATGAGATGAAAAAAGTTTATTATTTAATAATATGTCCCAATTCTCATCTCTTGTCCATTCTTTTCCATCATTATGTCCCATAACATTTATTTTATTTTTAATCGTATAAATCTATTAGAACTGCCATATACATTTCTTCTTGATATATGAAGTTTCTACAAAGTCCCGTTTTATAATAAATATCATAATAATGTTCACACAACAACCACTCAAGCATTTCTTCTCCTTCTTGATCTAATGTGATTACTTCTATTACTGGATAATACATATCCATTAACTTCATCTCAAAGTGTTCTTTTGCGTGTTCAATTATCCCTGCGGGCAGAGGTAATTCTCTTGGTTTTATGTGTTCCAAACTTGTATGTATTTATATAAATGTTCTGAGATATCTTGAGTCATAACGCGGTATCCCTCTGCCACAGTATATGCTTCAGCCTCCTTGTATGTGTGAAATCCCACAAAAATTCTTTCCTTGGTGTATCTGCCATGTTTATCATTAACAGTATATACATTCCACTCAAATCCATTTAGATCAGCTTCGCTTTTATAATCTTCACCCCACCCATCGTCATTTAATAGGTTGATGGTTGCAGGGTCATTCCATCGTAGCTCTATCCACGCTTCTGGTTTTGTATCTTCACCCATAACATTTATTTATTTATATATCCAATAAAAAAAGCCAACGCTAATGATAGGTTGACTAATAACATCAAGATATCTCCTTGATACTTCTTTATAAATTGTTTCATTGATTCAATAATTTTGTTAGGTGATACGCTTGTTTTAGACTTATTGTACCTTGCTCTACAAGATACGCCTCAAGTTTTGCTTCATCTTCTTCACGCTCTTCTTTAGTACGGTCGTCAATATTAACTTGACTCTCCATTCTAAGTAGATGTTTTTGTTCTTCAGAAAGCAGATGAGTCAATAGTCCCTGGACCGCTTCATACTTTTCAGCAGCTTCTTCTAATTGACTAATCCATTCGTCTTGTTCCTCTTCGCTTTTAAAAGGTTCGTTTGTTGCGTTGGGGTATAGTTTGGGGAAAAAAGTCACTGACCCAAATATATTGGATAAAGCGTCTTCTACTAGTTGTCTAAATTTTCTCTTTTTCATTTTGTAGTCCTTTCTATTTTATTTAAATTATTATACACTACTATCAATCGATCTATGGTTACTTCATACTGCTTTATGTATAAGTCCCCTATCTCTTCATTAAGAGTCCCATTCTCAATGTCTTGCATTGCCCACTCTATATAATCTTGAAGGTCATTGATTGATTCGCTTACCTCAAACTTAGTCAACTCTAGCTTAGTTTGACCCATACATACTGACATCATTCCGACCATCAGTATACTTAATGTAATTAGTTTTTTCATCTTAGCATTGTTCCGTAACCTTTTCGTCTTGTCATTTTTGCTATTGTTTCAGCATCTTCTCTTGACAATATCTCTATACTGTTACCTGTTTTATGATTAATAACTGGTGAACAACCGTACTTTTGCACAGTTGAACACTTAACACATACTTTATACCCCAAGTCTATCCGTCCTTGAGGTATTACTTGATTGCATTTACATTTCATTTCTTCATAATCTAATTTTGCTTGATTAGTCTTAGTTCTTCTTTTTCAACAAAATCAGCCACAGCTCCTACACTAAATGGTTGGTTTTTTTCGACTAAATCATCTATTGCTTGTCGGACTATACGCCCATGAGTTTTAAGCATTATTTCATTGAAGTGATCTTCGTTAAGTTGTTTTTTATTTTTCGGCATAACATTTTTTTAGCTCAATAAACCCATCTTTAAGGACGGTTAGTTCATTGAATAGTTCAACATAAAAAGGTTCTGATAGTCTAAAGGCTCGGTGGGCTACATAATCAATATGTTTAGCCCACGCCTTAAGGTTTTTGATTGGCTCTACTACCATCCTTTTGTTTCCTTTAATTTAGCTATTTTTTGATTAATCTTTTCGCTAGAGTTTAACACCTTTCTTTTATAGGCTGCTCTTTCTTTAGCTTTTAAAACTTTCCTAGCTTCGCCTACAGTTAAGCTTTTTGTGTTCATAATTTCTCTTAACTTGTCGTATTTTGCAATACCGTCCCAAACTTGTTTAGATATTCTTTCGTTTTGTGTCATAACATATTTATTTAAAAAACGGTTGCATTTGAAACGTAGCAACCTCCACGCCAATTTATTTATGTAAATGAATTCTTCTGTTCTAGTCATTATCCAAGGTTTTTGAATTCCCACTGGACCAGCTTCTCCATTCGTTTATTGTGTAATATTTTCTTTGCTTTATCGAAAGTACAGTCGTATATCTTTTGACACATCTTAATACTTTCTAAATATGAAGTCATATCTCCCTCACCTAAATCTTTACTTTGTTTTGTTGTTTCAGCTATCAGCTGTTGCTCTTCCTCGCAAACGAACTGTCTAACAGTCGGTCTGCGTCTTTTGTTTGTGTTTGTCATAATATGTTTTTAATATTTTAATAGAACCAACCCTGATGATAACAATCTTCAGGTCTTTCGTTTACCCATTCAGATATTGGGTTTCTAACTACATTAGGCACAAGTCCTTCAGGCATTTGCTCAAGTATTTGGTCGTAGGTGTAGCTATTTTTGTTTAAAAATTCTTCGTGCTGGTAATACAGTTTACGCTTTTCTTCCGGTGTCTTAACGAGATCTGTCTCGGACCAAATTCTTCTTGATTCTTTGAATGTTTTTCTAGTCATAAACCTACCATATCCGTCATAAACTCCTCCATAAGTGTTACCTAAATGGTCTATTATATATGCAGTTTTAGTGAATGGCTCGCTCGGTGTTCCTTCATAGTATTGATTCGTTACCGATTCGTTAGTGTCTTGTGTTATGTAGCTAAAAAATCCCATTTTACTTTCCTCCTTTTAAAATTGGTTTGTAATATACATTAAGAATATGTGTAGCATTACAGCTACTGTAGCACCGATCAGCGCCACTACTCCATCATTGTTTAATAACTCTTTCATTTTACTTTCCTCCTTTTTTAATTGATTAATCTCATTATTTCGTACACATCTGTAGTTGCATACTGTTTCTTTTTTAATTCTATAAACCCTTCAGCTTTTAGAAGTTTTTGGTGGTATCTCTTTCTTTGTTCGATATTGAATATATTGTAGTATAACACTACTAATCTATTAGCTTCTTTAAGCTGGTCGAGTTCTGTTTTAAATTGTGCCATTTTACTTATTTAATGATTTAATAAATTGTCTTAACTGATTCACTCTAACATTAGAGCTGTCATTAAGAGCTTCTTTGATTTGCTGTTGTATTTTGTCCATAGTGGCAATACAGAGAATCGAACTCCGTTACCTATTATTTCAGTTTGTCAACCTGACTATTGCCAATAAAAAAAGAGGGCAACTTTTATTGTTACCCTCTTTAGTTTTATCTCCTTATCCATCATTGTCATATATCCGACCTCAGTCTTAATTTTTGACTTAGATATAATTTAACTTTTGAACAGGATCTGCTCTCCTTATTTATAAACACAACCTAGCAGTTGATAGGAAGCTTAGTATTTCGGCAGTTTTTACCTGCTTTACCCACTTACCAAATATTTCAATTCAGTTGTCTTTAAACATAGGGTGCAACTTTACACAATGCGCCTCGCTTTACGTGTTTTCGCTATATATTTAACCAGCTCCTGATCGAAAAATCAGTCCATACCTTAGACCTTAGTTCTAGTTAAACTCTCTGCTTCTTTAGTCCATTTATGCGCACTACTCGAACGCTTTCGCACTCAAAACTTACCTAAATTGCATCTCTAGACATACATACCTGCCTAGTTGGTTTTTAAACTTTCAAAGGGTTAAATAAAACGTGCTGAATTGTTATTGAATTCGCCATTTAAACAACTATAAGAACGCTTATAAATGCTGCTAAATGCTTTACGGTAGAGGTTCTAACATTAAGACCTTAAGAACGCTTAAAATCTGTCAGATTTGCTACAATTAACCTTTGAATTAACGCCCAATTAAAAGGGCGTTAAACGCTTAATTAAAAAAGATATAAAGAACTATTTGCCGTCAACACTCAGTTAAAAAACTGTCAACCCTTCGGAAGTTGAACTGGTGTTTTACAAAAAGGGGGCTATTTTGCCCCCTTATATTTATTTAGAATTCTTTGAAAGTCTGCTTAATACATTACACACTTGGTGCGTTGAGAAATACTCTTTTTTAACCTCTGTTATAACGTATTTATTACCCTCTTTTACGCTTTTAAACCTTTCGTATCTAGTCAAATTAGATAAGAAAGACTTAACCGTTAACGCTGAGATATTTAGCTTTGAGTTGTTGGTCTTATTCAGGTAATCAATAAACGCTTGCGTTTGCTCTAATCCCTCACCTTTACAAAATTTTACTATACCGTTTGCACTTCTAGTAGTTTCTAGGTATTTGCTTTTTACAATTCTTCTCAATTGTACGTTTTCGTTGATTTTAGGTGTTTTTTTAGTTGACTTTGCACCTGATAAACTAACTTCTTTTGTTGTTGTTCTTTTACTATTCTTCGAAGAAACAACGCTTTTTATTTGTGTTTTCATATTGCAATAATACGTTATAAATATTTAATAAACAAATTATTTACAAGTTTTTTTTATTTTATTTACATTTTACTGAGGTAATTAAGGGGACAACAAAGAGTTAATAAGACAATAGAAAGGTTTTAAGAGGGTTTAAAGGGGCTGAAATGTTAAGGGGTTTAAAGAGGGGTTGAAGGTGTTATCCCTTTGCTTAAAGGGTGCAAGGGTTAAGAGTTTAATGAAGGGTAAAGGGGGACGGGGTACGGGTACGGGGTTGAGTATTGCAGTAATGAGGGGGGGGAGTTAGTGAGATCAGGCGCGCGCGTGTCCACGCGTTAGCGCGCAAGCGCGCGAGTGCGTGCGAGGTGTGCGAAAACGTGAAAAAGTTCGGGCGAAATTTTTTAAAAAAAGAACCCCCCTTGTTTTTTAAATCGTTTTTCTGGTGGGGTCGAGTCGTCAGCGCGTGGGGGTCATCCCCTGGTTATATGTATGTGATAAAATTTTTTGCTATCTTTGTTATAAACTATACAACATGAAAAAGATTAGACGAAAAAAGAATTTAAGCTACGATCACGATTATACTATAAAGAAAGGTAGACTTATTAATAATGCTCCAGAAACAACAACAGGACTTTGGAAGGAAGCACAAAGAAGAAAGGCTATGAAAAGAGCTGACAAGGTTAGGATGATAGCTGAAGCAAACGAACTAGCTAACATGAATATAGACCTATTTAAAAAAATATAACGATTTCTTTTCTCCATAGTTCGTCTAAAATCGGGAACGTTTTCACTCAGCGTTCCCTTTTTTTATGTTATAAATCTAAGTTTTATGTTGGTTTTATGTTATAAATTCAAACCTAACTTGTTGTAAACCAATAGTATATGTTACCATGTTACTTTCTACTCACACCCGTTAAGTATAAAAAAATAAAAAGTATAAAAAAAAATAAAAGTGATATAGGTACGGAAAACCAACATTCCAACATTTTGCTACTCTTCATATTTTGCGTAGATTTGTATTAACAATAAACTACAATACAATACAATGATAGTAAAAGATATTAGCTTTGGCGATGAAGCTAGAGGTGCCTTAATCGCAGGCATAAACAAAATCGCTAATGCTGTAAAAAGCACACTAGGTGCGCGAGGTCGCACAGTCTTAATTGAATCAACTGAGCACATAGGCGGTATAACGGTAACAAAGGATGGAGTAACTGTTGCTAACAGCATCAACCTTATGGACCCGACTGAAAATTTAGCTGTAGTAATGATGCGTCAAGCTGCATCCAAGACAGCTAGTGAAGCTGGTGACGGAACGACTACAGCTATAGTGTTAGCTCAAGCATTGATCCATGAAGCTCAAACACGTATAAAGCCGGAGATGAACTTGACTCAGATTATGAGAGCTATTCAATCTAGTTCGGATTACATACTAAAGCTATTAACTGACATGTCGGACCAGGTGAATGAGGATAGGCTGCTAGATGTCGCCTCTATTTCAGCTAATAATGATTCGGAGATTGGGGAAATAATATACAACGCTTACAATAATGTAGGTAAGCATGGAGTGGTGACGGTAGAGAATGCGCAAGGGTCTGAGACTTATTGCACAGTTAGTGAAGGTATGCGTATAGCCCGTGGGTATTTGTCTAGGTATTTTATAACTAACAAGAAAACCAGTGAATGCGTTTTGGAGAAACCATACATCTTAGTTCTTGATCAAGAGGTTGAGCAGTTCGGGAATATTGAACAGGTCCTGGCTGATGTGTACAAAGAAGGGCGTTCCATACTAATCATTTCTAACTTAAGTCCAAACATTATAAACACACTAAACCTCAACCGAGCTAGAAATGGTTTAAAGGTTTGTGCTATTCAACCACCGCAGTTTGGTTGGAAGTCAAACGAGCTGATGGAGGATATAGCGATAGCAACTGGCGCAACATATTTTAGTGAGTCGACTGGCGACAATCTACAATCAGTCTCCATAGCCGATCTTGGTTTCTGTGATAAAGTAATCGTAGACCAAACACATACCATACTAGTGCGAAACGAGGACAATGACCAAGTGGTTAATGACCGAGTGTCCGTCCTGTGGGAAGAGCATGATAACCATAAAAATAAAGACACTCAAGAATTTATTCGCGAGCGCATAGCTGTACTGTCAGGACGAATCGGAGTAATCCACGTAGGAGCCAATTCAGACATAGAGCAAAAAGAAAAGCGCGATAGGGTGGATGATGCTGTCTGCGCGACTCGCGCAGCACTGGAGGACGGAATTCTCTCCGGAGGTGGTGTCGCACTTAGGGACATCTCCACAAAGGTTGGCTCTCAAAAAGGATCATGTGAAGAAGATCAGGTCGCTTACGCAATTTTAGAAAAAGCACTGCGTGCTCCTTATAATCAAATATTAGCCAATGCGGGTCTGGACTATCCAGCACCCTCTGGACAAAGAAAGGGCTACGGCATAAATGTCAAGACTATGAAAAGTGGGAACATGCGTAAGCTAGGCATCATTGACCCAACTAAAGTAACAAAGAGTGCTATAGTAAATGCGATATCTGTAGCTACAACTATCCTATCAACTAATGCTATAATAACAAACATAAGACAACAATGAAAGCAATAGGTAAATATTTGCTGATTGAATCTCAAGCAGAAGAACACACTACCAAAAACGGATTGCTGATAACTGGAGATGATGTAGCTCAAGTTAGATATGCTCGCGGAAAAGTTATTAGTGTGGGATCGGATGTAAAACATATATCACAAGATGATATTATATATTACGACAAACGAAACACGCATATAGCAAGAATTGAAGGTGCTGCTTATCAAGTTGTTCCTGAAGCTTGTGTGGTAATTGTTTTGTAAAAAAATACTTATCTTTGGTGTATAAATTATACCAATGGCAAAAACTTCTAAAGCAAGCATGCCTTGCAACAAACCAAGGAGATCTAATCGTCCAGGAAAAAAAATGATGGTTAAAGGCTGTGAAGGTGGAAAGGAAAAACTTCTACACTTTGGAGCTAAAGGTTATGGTCATAATTATTCTCCAGCAGCTCGTAGGTCATTCAGAGCTAGACACAAATGTGCTACAGCTACAAGTAAATTAACGGCTAGATATTGGGCGTGTAAAAAACTGTGGGCTGGAAAAGGGGGCTCCACTAAAAGCTCTCCAAAAAATAAACAAGGAAAATATTAACACAATGAATTATAGAACATCACTTCCATTACATGAGACAGAGTTTCTTGATGAGTGGCCCAAAAAGAAAAGAAAAAATAAATCAAAAGGGAACAATAGGTCTATTAAGGATAAAAGAAGAGCTCATAAGAAGCAGCTAAAAAAGTGTGGTAAAAAAACCTTGGGAAGCTGTAAGGTTGTAAAAAGATAAGATATAGCTAAGAAAAGAAAAGTAACTAGAAAAAAAAGTAAGACATGAGTAAGATGACTAACAGAAAACGCAAATGCCCTAAAGGAGAAAGGTTTAATAAGGGTAAAAACAAATGTGTAGAAACACTTATTAGTAAAGCTGGCATAGACAGCCCAGGGGCTGTAGCTGGTTTAATTGGTGTTTTAGGTGGAGGATTAGGAGCTTACGCTAAAGTAAAGTCGGATATTAAAAAGCAAGGACGATGAATTATAGAACATCGCTCCCGTTACACCCAACCGAATTTCCTGAAGTGTCTAAAAAAGATAGACGAAAGGTTAAAAGATATTCCCGCAAAGCGGTAAAAGGTAAGTCCACAAAGAAAAGTAGACGAGAGACTAGTAAGTTATATTATAAAATAGTAGGATTGTAAAGAATCTTAAGAAACAAACAAGAAATAATTATGTCATATAGAACCTCATTACCATTGCACCCAACTGAATTTGGAAAACCTTTAGTAACTAAGAAAAGGAAAAAACACGCCAGATCTATTCGCCCTACATCTAGAAAAAATCCAGATGGAAGTAGAAGTTCACATATAATGGAGTCTGGTGAGTCTGACGGCAAGTACAAATATCAAGTAGCACAGCAGGGTGGAGAGAAGCACAGAAACGAGGAGAGGTATATGGATTTAAGAGTAAGAAAAGAGCTGAAAAGTTTGCTTATGGCAGTTGGAAAAAGGGAAAAGATAAAAGAACCGGCATGAAGCACTATCGTTGTGAGAAAAAAGGATATACCTGGAACAACAATACCAATACTTGTGAGAAAAAGAAAACAGGTAAAAAAAGAAACAAATAAAATAACTATCTTTACAAAAAAACAAAATTATGAAACAAGGATATAACTCAAGACTAGATGAATCTTTAGGTGCAAAGCACGGAAAGAAGTCACAAAGCTATGCGTCAAGAAGACATGAAAGCGAAGCTATGGAAAAAAAATATCATGGTCACAAGTATGGATCAGATGCAGATATGTCTTATAGAGACAATTTTAAAGACAAGTGTGCGCACGTTGTAAAAGGTGGACACGTTGCTAAAGCACTAGAGCATCAATTTAGAAAATAAGACATGGCTAGTAAGTTAGAAAAAATGAGGGAAAAGCCCGGAGGTTCTAACGCTGGTAAATACAAAAACGTTTCTAAAGGAGACTTTTGTGGACCATCAGGAGGAGCACCTCAAGGTAGTTACCCGGTAAACACAAGGGAGAGAGCTGAATCAGCTCTTAAGCTTGCTCACAATGCACCTAATCCAGAAGGGATTAAGTCTTGTGTGTATAGGAAATACCCAGGTCTTAAGAAAAAAAGCTTAATGCATAATCGTAAGAAGTAATGTCTAAACTAGGTGGAGGTAAGCACGAGCGTCAATTAAAGAGAGAGGAGCGTAGGCGTAGGCGTCAGTGGCAAAAAAGATCTTCAGCAAAAGGTGTAGAAAAACCTAATTGCACTACTCTTTCTTGTCGAAACCCAGGGACTAAGAGTAAAGCTCAAAGACAAAGGGAGAGAGAGGCTCGTAAAGATGAGCGTCAAGACAACAGAGCTAAAAACAAGCAATTAAGAAAAGATAAAAGAGAGCTAAAAAAAGACATTAGAAAAGAAAAGAGAGCGGTGAGAAAGAGTTCTAAAACGAAACCCATCCCATCTTTAATTGCTGGTCCTCCAAAATCTAAAGAAAAATCTAAAAACCCTAGGTTTATGTAGATTACCATCTTCCTTGATTAATATCTTTTATAACCTTACGATAAACTTTATCATTATATGTAACCCGCTCTTTTAGGAGTGGGTTTCTTTTTGGTGTAGATGGAATCTTCTCTTCACCATTAAGTATTTTGTATGCTCTATTAACCAAAGTCTTAGCTTTATGTGAAAGCTCATAAAGAGAATACCCACGACCATGTTGTTTCCTCCAGGTCACAATCCACCCTTCATTCATTAAACGTTTAAATCGTTTTCGCTCCCAATTAAAAACAGCTTCATAGTCATCAAATATTTTTTTAGTGAACCTACCTTCACTATATAAAAAAAGAATAAGATCTAAATCTGACTGATTTAAATTATATTTACGTTTGATGTAATAGCGAACTACGCGCCAATGTTTCAGGAAGTCTGTGTTCATAAAAACTAATATAACATTTTTATTTATCTTTGCAATAAACCTAATTAAATATGAAAAGTAGAGGACTAGGAGATAGTATCCATAAAATTACCAAAGCTACAGGTGTTCACACCTTAGTTGATAAAGGAGCGAAAGCTTTAGGAAAGTCAGATTGCGGGTGTGATAAGCGTAGGGATACATTGAATCGTTTAATACCTTATCGCAAAAATAAATAAAATGGCATATCAAAAATTACAAGTAAGCAGAGCTCTAGTAGTTATACCTAGTGACACCGTAGACATTCCGTTCCCAGGAGCACTTATGATCAGTAGTACCACAACTGGAGTGCCAGCTGCTCTTAACGTGGTGGATTTAGGCGGAGATTTTATAAACAAAGGAGTAAGACCTGGGGATATTATTTACTCCGGAACTACTATAGCCGCCACCGTGGTTACTGTGGATAGCGCAACGGAATTAACCGCCACAGCTGCCGTACCAAACGCAACCGATTATAAGATATACAAGGCGGGGGCAAATGAAGGCTGCGTATTGTATGTGGGTACAGGTGGAAATGTAGATTTAATTACAGCTGGTGGAGACACTGTGTTGTACACTGGTGTCCCAACAGGTATGTTTATGCCGGTTCAAGTGAAAAGAGTAAAAGCCTCACTTACTGGAGCCTCAACCATTATAGCGCAGTGGTAAAATGGGAATAATTAACGGAATAGGAGTAGCTATTGAAAGTAGCACACAAGACGGTGTTCCTCAAGGTGGGGGAGGATTTCCCAACACGTATTCGTTAGAATTTGACGGAGTTGACGATGTTGTAAATGGCGGCAATTCAAGTGAGTTACAAATTACATCTGACATAAGTATATCAGCTTGGTTTAAAACTACCTCAACTAGCACTATGATTATAGTTGCTAAAAGAGATAGTCCTCTTGGCGGAAGCACTTATGGTTATCAGGTATATTGTTCGGGGGGTAAAGTAGTGTTTTTAGTCACAAGGTCAGGACCAACAACAACTTCTATTTTAGGAACAACAACTATTTCTGATGGTGCTTGGCATCATGTTTTATGTACTATTAATCAAGCTTCACAAATATCTATAATTTTAGATGGATCAACAGAAGGCACTGCTTTATTACCAGCGGGTACTTTTATTGATAGTGATAGTGACTTGAGAATAGGTTACAATCAAATTGGTTCTTCTAATTACTATTTTAATGGAACCATTGATGAAGTGGCTATTTTTGACTCATTACAAAGTGGCTCTGTTATTTATAATAATGGTAAACCCGATGATTTAACTCCACTTAATCCCGTTGCTTGGTATCGAAATGGCGACAACGGTTCATACAAATCTCCACAGTGGTTAATACCTAATAATATTAATAAGGATAAAGTATCGAATTATAGTTTTGAGTTTGATGGTATTGGGGACAATATAAACTTAGGCACAAGTGTCCTTGACGGCTTAGGTGCTTTTAGTATTTCTTTTTGGTTCAATACAAGTTATGATAATTGGCAGTATTTTATGGGTGATAATAGCTTTAGATTTACTATGAAGCAATCTACTGACGATGTAAGAATAAATTTTAATGGTAGTGCTGTTTATAGAGCTGACCCTTTACCTGTAACTTTAAACACTTGGAATAATTTTGTTTTTATTTTTGACGGCTCTTTAGCTCAAGCGGATAGAATGAAATTATATCTAAATAACTCTTTAGCAACTAATATTCTTGGTGGCACACCAGATACTACTTTTGTAGCGAGTAATGATTTTAGACTTGCAAGAGTAGGCTCTTATAGTGCAAAGCTGTTTGTTGGTATGATGGATGATGTTGCATTTTTTAATACAGCTTTAACTCCTGAAAATGTAGATTCAATTTATAATGGTGGCGAACCAACAACATTACCAAGTGGTACAGTAGCACATTACCCAATGGGGGAAGAAGCAACATTTAGTACCAACTGGACAATACCTGATGGAGTGGGAAGTGCTGACGGTACGTCTGAAAATATGACAATACAGGATAGAGTAGGCGAAGCAAGTGCCAGCGCTTCAAACGCAGTTAGTCTTAACATGATTGAAGGGAGCAGAGTAGAGGATGTTCCAAGTTAAAAATAAATTTATTACCTTTGTTAAAACAATAAAATTATGGCAACAATACCAAGTAATGAGCAGTTTGTAGGGATTAACGCCTCTCAAGACTTAACAGAGAGAAGTTCTGCTCAAACGAATAGTGCAAGAGAAATATATACCTATGCAGAACTAATGGCAGGAGCCACTGGGGCCACCGAACTAGAAAGTGGGACAGGTGGAATTTTTGCAGGAGTAAGCAAATTAGGAGCCACCTACAATATAGGGGGTGTTGAGTATGACTCTTATAACTTAAAGTGTATTGTGTCTCTAACTCCCGAAGCTACAGTTCATATTGTAACAATAGGGTCTATCGAAGTAGGCGCGGGAAACATATTTTTCATTAACAACCGATCTAATATTGAGTCTGTAGACTTTAATGGATTAGGAGGGTATACAAATAACCCATTAAACCTTGGAGCGATGGTTGATGATGCCACAGACACATCACGACCACTAGCAGGATTATTTTACGTTAATCAAGAAAACGTACCAACCTATCCTGTAGAGTTTAATGCGATGTATATTATAGCCGCAGATGCAGCAAATTTCGAGGCAGATGTGTATGTGGACATGGACTTTATCGCTCAAAAAGATACAACCGTAGAATTTACAATAGCTTAAAAATAAATAATGGAAAGAATAATAACAGTAACAGACGATAAAGGAACGGTTCTTAGACCTATAGATGCAACTTTTGAAGTAGACTACAAGTATTCGGGAGAAGCTGCACCTGAAAGAGTATTAGAAGGTGAAGTGAAAAGAGGGGGAGTAGTTGCGAACCCATTTCCTGAAGCTGACCCTACAAAAACTTTGGAGTATTCAGAAATATCAATTACAGTTAAAGACAAACCAGGGGGATGGGATGCTTATTCATCAAAGTCTCGTAGATTTGCGGGGAGAATTCCTGTGAAAGATTCTCCTAAAGAAGGCGTAGATATGCAATTACCATTTAAGGGTGTAATACCGACTACAAAACAAGAGAAAAGAGAAGCGTTACAAAATAGAAGAGACGTTATTTTTAATGCTCTTGAAAAAATATACCCGCCCAAAAAATAGAAACAATGTTAAATAACTTAGTATATGCTATATGCAATATTGCAACAGATTTGCAAAACATTGATTTTTCACAAGTAGGGCAAAGTTCAGCTGGAACAATTAGAAGAAGTTTAGATGATACTCTTTTTGTAATTAAATACAATATAGAGCCTACATTTATAAAGGACGGCACTGTTGTACCAAGTCAAACGTTAACACATGAAGAAGCACTTACCTTAATGAGTACCCCAGCCTGGGAAGAACCTATTCCTGAACAATAAAAGGAGATGTCGCCCGATGAAATACATATAAACATTAAGGATGTTATATATATCATTGGATTTATTGTAACTTTATTAACAGCGTGGTTTAAATTAAAGCACGACAATGATAGGCAAACGGAAAAAATTAAAGAATTAAGTGTCCGGGCTGATCGTTATTACAACGAATGTAAAGAGGAATTTATGAACGCTAAAAACGGCAGAGTATCTATTCGTAGAGATATAGACACTAGAATGGAAAAATTAAACGAGGTTATTCAATCTAATAAAGACCTGGTTAATTCTGAAATGAAAGAAATGTCCACAGCTATTAATAAAGTTAAATCAGACACAGCAGAAATAAAAGGGATGATATCAACCCTTCTAAATAAAAAGTAATGAAAGGCGTATCTACGTATGATGTTATTAGATCTTTAAAAAGACTTAATTATTCAGTATATGAGCATGACTCAAAACCTTACAACCTTAACATAGTAGGGATTAGAGCAACCAATCCAGTTGTTAACGACTTCAACGATTTAATGTGTGTTTTTTGGAAATTCAAAGGAAATTGGAATGCATACAAAATGGTTTGCACTACCTTACCAGGATTAAAATATTTAGAAACACCTCTCAACCCGGCTGGATGTGCAATACTCGTACCCAACCAATATAAGGGGGTTTATTGTGTTGATAAACATAATGGGAAGTATGACGCTTTATGTCAGCGACTGGGAGATGTTACAGTTTATCGAGATGATGACAAAGATCAAAATTATGACATGATAGACGTGTCAGAACAAACAGGAATGTTTGGAATAAATATTCATCAAGCTGATGATGAGTTTAGTATAGACCATGTAAATGGTTATTCAGCTGGTTGCCAAGTAATTCAAAATCCAAAGGAATATGAGATTCATATGGATATTGTGAAAATGTCAGCCGAAGTATGGGGAAATAGTTTCACCTATACATTAATTAACGAAAAAGATTTATTATGAAAAATAGGTTATTCTCAAACTACGTTACCACTATATTAGGTGTGTTGATTATTATTTTTTGCGGTGTTATGCTGTTTATGGAAAAAGCCACGCCTATGGACATGTCTGGCTGGCTTGCAGTTGGATTATTGTTTTTAAGATCAAAAGATTCTTTAATTGCACTTCCTAAAGAGTAGCATATTAATTTTATTGTTAGTAGCCTGTTCACCTCAAAAAAGGATGAATAGGCTTATTAGCAAACATCCTGAATTACTCGAACAAGATACTTTAAATTTAATTTTACATGATACTGTAGTAATAGAATCAGTTTCACACGATACTACTACTCAGCTTATTTATCATGACTCTACGATTATAGTTAATAATGAAAAAGTATTTGCTAAGTATTATTATGACACTATCACACGAGAGTTTCATCATTACGTGGAATGCAAAGGAGATACAGTTACTATTATTAAAGAAATAGCTATTCCTTTTGAGAAAGTAGTTATCAAGGAATTAACTTGGTGGCAGAAATATGGAAGCATTATTCTTATACTTTCTTTTTTATTTCTGTTTTTGCTCATCCTAAAGAGGTTTGGAAAATTATTATTATAAATTACTATCTTTGTATAAACACAATTATTATGGCACATAAAAGAGATTTAAGCAGCCCGCTTGCGGCTACACCTGATTTTAATTTTTTAAAACCAGATCCAGACAAAAAAGCAGCTAGGCAAGCTAAGAAAAAGGCCAGGAAAAATGCTAGAGGTGCTCGTAAAGCTTTGAAAAGCTCTAAAAGACTAGAGGCTGGAAAAGGAAAAGGGGTTCAACCCGTACAGGAAAAATATTATCCTTTAAATGATTAAAAATGAGAGAACCTAAATACAATAGTATAGGCTTTAAAGATTCTTTTATTGATCGTGAGGAGAGAAAAGCGGCTAGGCAAGCTAAAAGAAAGAAACGTAGAGAGGATTGGAAAAAGCGAAACGAACTCACTTCTTATGTAGTGGGTCAAAACGAACAAGGGAACGATATTATTAGAGTTACAACTAATAAGAGAAAGAAGAGGATGGAAAAACAAGCGGATCGCAACAAAAGACGTAATGAAAGAAAAGCTAACACAAAAAAATCCAAGGGGAAGAAAGTTAAACAAACAAGGAGAGTTAGAGCTCAATTTTAATCATGCCAAGTAAAGTGATATTTAAAAAGAAAAAGAAATGACCAAGATTGCTTTATACCCAACTACTTTACCAGAACTAACTGATATGTTAATTGGTACTGACGTTAATAATAATAACGCAACCAAAAACTTTACTGTAGGAGATGTGGTAGATTTAGCCACTGGCGGTGGAGGTGGACCAGGGATTTTTGGATCTACTTATTTTGTAGCTCCGGAAGGTGATGACGCCACAGGTACGGTGGGAACTTTGTCTAAACCATGGAAGACTATTTCAGCGGCCAGGGATCAAGCGGTAGAAGATGGTTTGCATAGTTCTTTAATATTTGTGTATCCAGGTGAATATAATGAAGCGGAAATTCAATACCCTAATGGTCAGTTATATCTTTCACCAGGCGCTCTTATTGTTCCTCCTCCACAAATTAATGGTCAATTGACAGCCGGTGTAACAGCTATAAATCAAGTATTAAAAAAGTTTAGATTCAATGGAAACTGGGCAGCTTATTTAGAAGTTGGCTCTAGGTTTATTGTTAATGAAGGTGGGTTAAATCAGATTCCATTTACTATAGTAACTGTAGAGGATGATGGGGCTGAAACCGTCATAGAAGTGTTGGAAGACATTCCATCTCCATTACTTTTAGGATACTTGCGAAATACGGCTGCGGTTATAGCTTTAGGAGTAATTCCTTTAAATGCTCCCGTTACCAGTTCTTCGGAAAAGTTCTCAGTTTTTGGCGAAGGAGATATTAATGTATTAGAAAGTGTAGATAACAATTGGGCTGGAGGTATAGTGAGAAGCGAGGGGACTTCAGAATTTTATGGTGAAGCTGTAAGCTGGAGACAAGAACAAGGTGTAATGTTAACCGCTTTAGATAGTTCTAAGTTAGTTTTTAATGGTAGTCTAATGGAGATATACGGTGCCGGTGGATATATTTGTACCGCCAGAGACACCTCTCAAACAACTTTTAATTTTGATAGAATTAAAAATTCAGGTAGTTGGACTTTTTACTGTAGAGGAGGTAATACACCAAGTTTCTCAGGAACATGTGTAGTTACAGCTAATAGGATTACTCAAACAGGAGCTTTTCAAGTTTATGCAGTACAGGATATGGTGGATGGAGCTAACGTGGTTGTAAACTGTCCTATTGTGGAGTGTGAAAACTATATAGTAAACTTTAATGATATTTCAGGAGGCTCGTACATAGTTAATGGGAATTTATTTTCTACTACCGCAACAGGGAATGGATTAATAGGTCAAAATATGTCAGGAGGTAGTATTACTATCAACGGAAACATAACCACAGAAACTGGTCGGGCAATTCTAACCCTAGGCGGTATGACTGGGGGAGATATAAGACTTAATGGAGAGTTGAGTTGTCCAAGCGGAAACGATATTGATTTAGTAGAGATAACCGGGACAGGAACTAATTACTATTTAGATGGATCTATAACAAACACTAATGGCGGAACCTGTGTTGGAATTACCAAAAAGGGAGGTAATTTAGTGATAGGAAATTTAAAGATTCTTTGTGACGGAGATAGCATTGACGCCACTACACCACAAGATATTAATGTAATTCACAGCCTAGCAGCCAACACAGCTCTAGACGCTAACATTACAAATATAGTTACAGGTAGTAATGTAATAATTGATGCAAACGTAATATAAATATAAGCTATGGCAAACCCGATTGAAACATCAAACCAAGAGGCTGACGAGATATATTTTAAATTGTTTGGATACTATCCTTCGGATGTTCCTCCCAATCCTAATGTACCTACACCTCCAGAAGGTAGAAAATAAATTAATAATAAAATAAAATAAAATAAAATGTCAAAAAACAAACTAGATTCTTCGGAGTTAGAAAAACTTCGTACACTCAATAAACAAGTATTTGATTCTATGTCTAAATTAGGTGAAGTTGAATTTGCTATACACAACATGGAGGACAAAAAGAAGTCTTTACTTGAAGATCACAAAACAGCAAGAAGATATTTACAGGCAGAACAAAAAGCTTTAGCAGAAAAATACGGAGAAGGGCGTGTAGACCTGGACACTGGATCTGTTCAAGAAGATGTCAATAGTTAGAAAAATTTCTATAGGAAGTGATTACACTAACTCTATGAATTACGTTGTAGGTCAGCCTGTACTTCGCGTATACACAATTCATTTAATTAAAAAAAATCACTCTCAACAAGAAGTTGAAATATATATCGAGCATGAAAATGGAGAAATAACACTCTGGAAAAGCGTTAGTATGACTATGCCTTTTTTGATAGAGTATAATATTAATTTTTAATGAAGTCTCCTTATTGTTTTGTAGTATCTCCCGTAGACGGTGTTAAGTATAATATATTTAGTCAATATGGTGATGGAAAATTAATTACCAGTACGTCTAAAGAAAATCACTTAGCTACTAATAGGTTTGGAATTGTTAAATCTATTCCTTTAAATTATGGAGGGGATGTAGAAGTAGGCGATACAGTTGTAGTTCATCACAATGTGTTTAGAAAATACTACGACATGAAGGGTAGAGAGCGATCAGGTCCCTGTCATTTTAAACATGATATATATATTGTAGAAGTAGATCAAGTGTATTTACACTTAAATAATAATGAATGGAAATGTCCTGAACCTTATTGCTTTTTAAAGCCATTAGCAAAAGTTCATCAAGATTTATTATCTTTAGAAACAGAAGAAAAAGAAGTTGGAGAACTTGTATTTCTTAATACAGAGTTAATTCGTTTAGGTTTAAAAAAAGGGGATGTAGTATCTTTTTTACCTGATTCAGAGTATGAATTTACAATAGATGGAGAGAAGTTATACCGTATGAGGACACGGAACATAACTGTAAATCTTACTCAATGGAAAGTCAGAAACTTAAAGAACGAATAATAAGCGCTGGTCGCGTGGCTGTAACTCAATTAATTGCAGTCGCAGAAGAGCGTATTATATCGCCAGATCCTGAAGATGATTTGGCAGCAGATAGATTAAAGAATGCGGCAGCTACTAAAAAGCTCGCAATTTTTGATGCATTTGAAATATTGTCCAGAATTGAAGACGAGCAAGCTATGTTAGAGGGTAGGACTTTACAGAAAAAAGTTTCAAGTGGTTTTGCTGAAAAAAGAGCGTCATGAATCTAGACTTATACACTATAGAAACAAACCTTATACCCAAAACCGTTTTGGTAAATGGGAATAAGCACAAATCCTGGAAATATGGATATAACGAAAAGTATGATGTTGTTATAGTGTCTAAAGATGGAACATTAGGAGAGGTTTACAATATTCAGGGATTAAAAGTAGGCTTACCATTAGCTCCAAATGGTTTAAAAACCGGTGCAAATAAATGGGAGGTTCAAGATATTCCCGAAACATTAATAAAGATTAGAAGTATTTTTGAGTGGAACAAAAGAGATGAAGCTTTTAAAAATAAGTGGATTGAATATATTGAAGGTGAGTTTGATAAACGCGAGGATGGTTATTGGTTTGTAAACAACAACAAGCCTACATATATAACTGGAACTCATTATATGTATCTTCAATGGACTAAAATAGATATTGGCAAGCCTGAGTTTAGGGAAGCTAATAGAATTTTTTATTTGTTCTGGGAAGCGTGTGTAGCTGACCACAGATCTTTCGGGATGTGCTATTTAAAAAATAGGCGTTCCGGTTTTTCATTTATGAGCTCATGTGAAGGAGTGAATACAGCTACTCAGAGTCGTAATTCGCGAATAGGTATACTTTCTAAAACAGGAACAGATGCTAAAAAAATGTTTACAGACAAGGTGGTTCCAATATCTAATAATTATCCTTTCTTTTTCAAACCCATACAAGATGGTATGGATAAGCCTAAAACAGAGTTAGGATATAGAGTCCCGGCCTCTAAAATAACAAGAAACAATTTAGATCATGTAGAGGAAGTTAGTTTAGATGGTTTAGATACAGTAATAGATTGGAAAAACACCTCTGACAATAGTTATGATGGTGAAAAATTAAAGCGTTTAATTCACGATGAAAGCGGTAAGTGGGAAAGACCGGAAAACATAAAGAACAACTGGCGAGTAACTAAAACCTGTTTGCGTCTAGGTCGTAAAATCGTAGGAAAATGTTTAATGGGTTCTACGTCTAATGCTTTAGATAAAGGGGGGCAAAACTTTAAGGATTTGTATGAAGACGCTAAAGTTGAAACTAGGAATGCTAATGGTCAAACTAAAACGGGACTATACGCACTATTTATCCCTATGGAATGGAATTTTGAGGGATATTTAGATGAGTATGGTATGCCTGTTTTTTACACACCTGAAACCCCCGTGAGAGGTATAGATGGGGAAATGATAAAGACGGGAGTTATTGATTATTGGAATAATGAAGTAGAATCATTAAAAAATGATGCAGACGCTTTAAATGAGTTTTATCGTCAATTCCCTAGAACAGAAGAGCATGCGTTTAGAGATGAGAGTAAGAATTCACTATTTAATTTGACTAAGATTTATCAACAAATGGATTACAATGATAATTTAGTTAAGTCTCATTATTTAACAAGAGGAAGATTTCATTGGAAAAATGGAGAAAAAGATACAGAAGTAATTTGGGAGCCCGACAATCACGGGAGATTTTTAGTTTCATGGCTTCCGCCAGCCCACTTACAAAACCGAATACAATTTAGGAGAGGCGTGAAGTATCCTGGTAATGAGCATATTGGGGCTTTTGGTTGTGATCCTTATGACATATCCGCGACAGTAGATGGAAGGGGGTCTAATGGTTCGCTGCATGGAAAAACAAGCTTTACTTTAGATGAGGCGCCTAGTGATGAGTTTTTTTTAGAATATGTAGCTCGACCTCAAACAGCGGAGATATTTTTTGAAGAAGTGTTAATGGCTTGTGTGTTTTACGGAATGCCTGCCTTAATTGAGAATAACAAAACCCGACTATTATATCATTTTAAAAACAGAGGTTATAGGGGGTTTTCTATGAATAGGATAGATAAGAAATTTAATAAGCTATCTAACTCTGAAAAGGAATTAGGAGGAATGCCAAACTCTTCGGAAGATATAAAACAAGCTCACGCTTCATCTATTGAGACTTATATTGAAAGGAGAGTAGGATTAGATTTGTCAGAAAGATATCGTGATCCAGACGAAATGGGCTCTATGTATTTTAATAGAACCTTAAAGGATTGGGCTAGATTTGACATTAACAAACGAACTAAATTTGATGCCTCTATTAGTTCAGGATTAGCCATTATGGCCACGCAAAAACATGTTTATACACCTCAACGGCAAGAGTCAAAAATAAGCATTAACTTTGCAAAGTATAAAAACACAGGAATGGTTAGTGAAATTATAAAGTAAAATGAAGGAAATAAAAACAATTTTAAATCCAATTAACTTTCCAAATCAACTTGCAACAGATGCGGAAAAAGCAACTGAAGACTACGGGTTAAGAATAGGTCAAGCTATTCAGTATGAATGGTTTAAGAGAGATGGACAGTCGTGTAGGTATTGGAGTAGATGGATGGAGTTTAATAATAGACGGCTCTATGCTAGAGGAGAGCAAAGTATCGCTAAGTATAAAAAAGAATTCGCAGTTGATGGGGATATATCTTACTTAAATCTAGACTGGACTCCAGTTCCTATTATTCCTAAGTTTGTAGATATTGTAGTTAACGGAATGAGTGACAGGCTTTTTACTGTTAAAGCTTTTGCTCAAGACGCTTTAGCTGCTGAAGCTAGAAATGCATATCAAGAAAACATTGAAAAAGACATGGTTGCAAAACCATTGTTAATGCAAGCAGACGAACAATTAGGAGTGGATATTTTTAACACACCTAAAGAAGATTTACCCGAAAGCTCGGAAGAGCTACAGCTCCACATGCAACTTAATTATAAGCCAGCTATAGAAATTGCTGAAGAAGAGGGGTTGAGTACGATTTTTGAAATGAATCATTATGAGGATATTCAAAAAAGAACCAATTATGATATGAGTGTCATAGGTATGGGTGTCAATAAGCATTCATTTTATCCAGGAACGGGTGTAAAAATTGATTATGTAGACCCCGCTACTTTTGTGTGGAGCTACACAGAAGATCCTTTCTTTAAGGATTGTTTTTATTTTGGAGAAGTAAAGCAAGTTCCCTTAACTGAGTTATTGAAAATAAAGCCTGATTTAACTAGAGATGAATTAAAAGAAATTCAAGAACTGGGGTCTGCGTGGTTTAATTATTATGGAATGATTAGACCTTACATGAATGATTTGTTTAATAAGGATGTGGTTACATTACTTTATTTTAATTACAAAACATTTACCAATGTAGTTCATAAGAAAAAGAAGAAAGAGAATGGTGGCGACAGGGTTATATTAAGAGATGAAGGATTTAATCCGCCAGAAGAAACGGAAAACTTCTCTAAAATTCACCAAAAAGATGAGGTGTGGTATGAAGGTATAATGGTAATGGGTAGTAGTTATTTACTTCAATGGGAAATAGCTGAAAACATGGTAAAACCTGATTCTGCCACTCAAAGAGTAAGACCAAACTATGTGTTGTGTGCTCCAAGAATGTATAAAGGAGCTATTGATTCTTTAGTTAAAAGAATGATACCATTTGCGGATTTGATTCAAATGACACACCTGAAACTACAACAAGTAATTTCTCGAGTGGTGCCAGATGGTATATTCATAGATGCTGATGGATTAAATGAAGTAGATTTAGGAACGGGCGCTGCTTACAATCCAGAAGACGCTCTTAAGTTGTATTTTCAAACGGGTAGTGTTATTGGTAGAAGTTTTACTCAAGATGGAGAGTTTAATCATGGGAAAATTCCTATTCAAGAACTAGGAACAAGTAGTGGCCAACAAAAAATGGCCGCTTTAATTGGTAACTACAATCATTATCTAAATATGATAAGGGACGTGACCGGACTTAATGAAGCTAGGGACGCCTCTACACCTGATCCTAATTCGTTAGTTGGTCTACAGAAATTAGCAGCCCTTAACTCAAACACTGCTACTAGGCATATATTGGACGCTAGTTTATTCATTACTAGGACATTAGCTGAAGATTTATCTTGTCGTATTTCTGATATATTAGAATACGCTTCATTTAGAAATCAATTTGCTAACCAGATAGGTAAAAATAATGTAGCAATCTTAGAAGATATAAAAAATCTTTACCTACATGACTTTGGTATTTTCATTGAAGTGTCTCCAGATGAAGAACAAAAATCTCAACTTGAAGCTAACATCCAAATGGCTCTTAGTAGAGATCAGATAGATTTAGAAGATGCAATTGATATTAGGGAGGTTAAAAACCTAAAAGTAGCTAATCAGTTACTTAAGTTGAAAAGAAAAAGAAAAGAAGAAAGGGATCAAGCAAGAGAAAATGAGAAAATGCAAATGCAAGGAGAGGTTAATCAACAATCTGCTCAAGCTGCGGCATCTGCTAAAATGGAACAAATTCAAGCTCAAGCTCAAGCTGATATTCAAGTTCAAGAAATGGAGGCTGCTTTTCAAATTAAAAAAATGCAAGGAGAGGCTCAATTGAAAAAAGATTTAATGAAGGTAGAGTTTGAGTATAATATGCAACTAAGAAAGGTAGACTCAGACAACATTAAAGGGAGAGAAGAGATGAAAGAAAAGGCAAAAGATAAAAGAATAAGCTTAAACAACTCTGAACAATCTCAACTTATTGAACAAAGACAAAATAAAGGACAGCCTAAGAATTTTGAATCTAATGAAGATAGTTTAGATGGTTTTGATTTTTCTGAATTTAATCCACGTTAATCTTAAAAAAAAGTTTATTATCTTTGTATAACTTAAATATAATATAATGGATAAAATACAAGTAAAAATAGTAGATGACACTATAGAAGATAAAGGGGTTCAGCAAATTGAACAAGAGTTGGTAGATAAACACAACAAAGAAGTTGCTGAAGCTAATGAAGAATTAAAAGAAGAAAACCCTGAAACGGAGGGTATAAATGACGTTGACGTTCTTTCATATATTAAAAATAGATACGATAGAGATATCAAATCTATTGATGAGTTGTTTGACGCGAGACAACAAAATGAAGAGTTACCAGAAGATGTGGCTAGTTTTTTTCAATTTAAAAAAGAAACAGGTCGAGGAATGGAGGACTTTTTAAAAGCGCAACAAGATGTAGAAGATATTTCAGATACTGATTTAATTTCTAATTATTGGAGCGACACTCAACCTCACTTAGACGGAGAAGATATAAAATTTGAATTTAATAATAAATTTGGATTTAATCCGGATGAAGATGATGAGTCTTTTGTAAGGGAGAGAAAAATCGCTAGAAAAGCAGAACTTGCTAAAGCTAAGAAACACTTTAAAGAGCTTCAAGATAAATACAAAACACCTTTATTTGAGTCAAATACTGGTGAATTTACCTCGGAAGATCACAAAGAATTTCTAGCTTACAAGGAAGCTCAAAACCAAGCACGCACCCAGCAAGAAGAAAGAAGCCGGTATTTTACCGAAAAAACTAATGATGTTTTTAATGATGAGTTTGAAGGTTTCAACTTTACTATTAATGACAACACTTTTTCATATAAACCGGGGGATGCTAATAAAATGCGTGAATCACAATCTGATTTACAAAATTTTATGAAGCAACATTTAACTGATGAAGGGTATATTGCAGACGCTAGAAAGTATCATAGAGCCTTAGCGGCAGCTATGAACCCAGATGCATTTGCAAGATATTTTTACGAGCAGGGTCAGTCGGATCAAGTTACCGAATCAGCTAAAAGATCAAAAAACATTAACATGGGAGATGATTTAAGGCGATCACCACAAGGAAAAATTTCTAGTGGTTTCAAGGTAGCAAGTGTTCCTACTAGTCACGGTAATGGGCTACGAATAAGAAGTAAAAATAAAAACTAAAATTTAAAATTTAAAATTATGGCATTAAATGTACCAGGGTTTCAATTAGAGCCCTCAGCGGAGAAAATCGCTACTGCCTCAAATTATATCACAGATTTTAATTTTATGAATCAGTATTTACCTGATACATACGAGAAAGAATTTGAGAGATATGGTAATAGAACGATTTCGTCCTTCCTTAGAATGGTTGGCGCTGAAATGCCTACTAACTCTGACCTTATTAAATGGGCGGAACAAGGTAGGTTACACACCAAATATGAAGGTTGCACTTTTGGCGCGTTTGCGGCAGGGCAACAAACTTTTACTGTAGCAGGTGGTGCAAATTGCAACTTTAGAGTTGGACAAACAGTAATGTTGTCTTCTGAGCAAGTAGCAAGTGAATCAGCAAAAGCACTAATCGTAACAGCAGCTTTAAATTCTTCAACTTTTACAGTGGCTTACTACGATGCTTTGGTAGCGAGTCCTTTTACAGGGGCTACATTAGGAGTTACTGCTTTCGTTTATGGTTCTGAGTTCCGACAAGGAACTGCCGGAATGGAAGATTCTTTAGAGGCTCAAGATGAGTTCTTTGACAACAAACCAATTATCATTAAGGACAAGTACATTGTATCTGGTTCTGACATGGCTCAAATTGGTTGGGTTGAAATTACAACAGAGAACGGAGCAAACGGATATCTATGGTATTTGAAATCAGAACACGAAACTAGACTTCGTTATGATGATTATCTAGAAATGTCAATGATTGAAGGTATCCCTGCTGAAGCGGGATCTGGAGCAGCAACTGCATTAAATGCAACGACAGCATATCCAGCTGGTTCGGTATTGGATGTAGGCGCGGGTACGCAAGGTCTTTTTGACGCTGTAGAACAACGTGGAAACGTATGGACTGGAGCTGGACCTGTTGCTTTAGCTGACTGGGATACAATTGTAGACCGTTTAGATAAGCAAGGATCTATTCAAGAGAATGTAGTGTTTGTTAATAGAGATTTCGGTTTTGACATAGATGATATGTTAGCTGCTCAAAACTCTTATGGCGCAGGCGGTACTTCTTTTGGACTGTTTGATAATGATGAGGAAATGGCTCTTAATTTAGGTTTTACAGGGTTTAGAAGAGGTTACGACTTCTACAAAACTGACTGGAAATATCTAAATGATATTACTTTAAGAGGTGGTCTTGTTGGTGGTAAAGTTAATGGAATTATGGTTCCAGCTGGCTCTACAACTGTATACGATCAAGTTTTAGGTAAAAACGCTAAGAGACCATTCTTACACGTTAGATATAGAGCTTCAGAAACTGAAGACAGACGCTACAAAACTTGGTTGACTGGTTCTGCTGGTGGAGCAAGAACAAGCGATCTAGATGCGATGGAAGTTAACTTCCTATCTGAAAGAGCATTATGTACTTTAGGTGCAAATAACTTTGTGTTATTCAATGCTTAATTAGATTTCTAATATAACCCAAAGCCCCATGTAATGTGGGGCTTTAATTTTAATACAATAAAATATAATATAATGAAACCAAAAAAATTTACACCTCAAGATAGGATTTATCGTCTTAAGACAAAACAAACTCCTTTAGCGCTATTAATCGACACAGGAAGCGCAAAAAAGAAACCCCTCATTGTGTGGGATGAAGAAAAACAAGAAAATAGAGCTATTCGTTACGCAGCTAATCAACGTACATGTTATGTAGATGAGCAAGATGGAAATGCTGTTTTATCACCTATTATTTTTGAAGATGGTTTTTTAATGGTCCCTAAAACCAATCCAGTCTTACAACAGTTCTTGCAAATGCACCCAAGAAACAATTCATTGTTTGAAGAGGTTAATGAAGAAGCTAATGCTAGTGAGGAATTACACTATATGGATATGCAAGATGAGGCTAGGCAAATAGCTAAAGACTTGACTATAGATCAAACCGAAATGATTGCTAGAATTTTAATGGGAAGTGAAGTAGAAAACTTAAAAAGCTCAGAATTAAGGAGAGATGTTAGGTTGTACGCAACTCAAAATCCAGGAGAGTTTTTAGAACTTTTAGATGATCCAGACATTAAATTAGAAAACGTAGTAGCTAAAGCATTAGATGGTAGATATATCGCTTATAGAAACAACAAAAGAGATATTCACTGGAACTTAAAAGAGAATAAAAAAAGACTCATAACGGTACCTAAAGATGTAGAGCCTAACAGAGCTTTAGTGTCTTATTTATTATCTGAAGAAGGGGAAGAAGCTTTAACTATACTTGAAAAATTAGTTGAATAATTTTGTTATCTTTGTTAAATATTAATAACTAAAAACTTTTAAAAATGTCTAATTATATTTCAATACCTGTTGCCGCATCACCAGCTTCTGGAACAACTTCAGGAACATCCGCTGATCAATTAGTTGATGCAGGGCAAGATTTTTTAACCTCAGTCACTGTAGGTGATGTAGTGTGGAACACCACTGATGAAACATCAGCTATTGTTACTAATGTAGTAGATGATGATACGCTAGATCTTTCTGATGATATTATAGTGAGTGGAAATACTTTTATCATATTATCTCCTACCGAAGTGGCTTCTAGTCAACTTGTGAACGGTGAGTTAGTTGTTTTAGTGGTTGCGTCTAGCACTATTGAAACAGTTCTATCTCTAGGTACAGCAGCTAACAACACTGTAACTATTGCACACGCTCCTAACGCAAACGCAGCGGAACTTATTCAGGACGCTATTTTAGCTCCTAAACAAAACACTAGACCTTACCAACCTAATGCTTCAGTAGAAGGTGGTTCAGATGGTCTATTAGTTGAATCTATAGCTGTAAGTTAATTGTTTGCCTGTATTTAATTAGGCATTTTGTAATGGCAATTCAAGAGAAGGGCACTCCAAAAAGAGTGCTCTTTTTTTTGTTATCTTTGTAGGAAATGATTCCTAATGATAAATGAAGTCCGTAATACAGTCCTAGCTCTTCTTAATAAAAACAACAATGGATACTTAACTCCAGAAGAGTTTAATTTATTAGCCAAGCAAGCTCAGTTAGAGATATATGAAGCATACTTCTATAACTATAACGATTGGTTAAATAAACGTAACGCTAGAGTTTCTAATAGTGAATCAGCAGATATTGCTAGAGGATACATAGAAGTAATAGATGGTTTCAGAGAACCTAATGTACAATTAACTAAAGGGCTTTTAGGTAACGGATACTTTGAACTACCTAATAACTGGTATACTGTAGATGATGTTTATTTAGACCCTACAGGATTAGGTGTTAATTTTGAATCTTTTGTTCAAGCTGATAGAGTGAGCGCTACTAAAGCTTCTAGACTGTTAAGGTCTAACCTAACTACTCCAACTGTTGAATACCCTATTTATTTTATGGCTGAGGACACTAACAATCCCCAACCAGGAAACACCACTGAAAGTGGAATTAAATTTTATCCTATTTTCTTAAGCGATGGTGTAACACCAGTTGACACAGGAGATGTATATATAAACTATGTAAGATATCCTTTGGACCCTAAGTGGACTTATCAAAGTATAGGTGCGGATGGGGATCCTATTTTTGATCCAAATCAACCTGATTATCAAGATTTTGAAATACCTCTTGCTGATTTCATAGGTTTGGTTATCAAGATTTTAGAATACTCAGGATTAGTTATTAGAGAGCAAGAAGTTATGGCTTTCGCTAACTCTGAGGATATGGAAATTACACAACAAGATAATAGCTAATGGCATATATAACCGCATATCAATACTATACTAATGGAGGTGTAGCACCCACTAATGCAAATTGGGGGAGCTATCAGTACGTTTCACTTAAAGACATTGTAAACAATTTTATGTTAATGTACCAGGGTGATGACAAGCTTCTAAATAACGTAAGCAAACATTTAGTTTTATTTCACGCTAAACGAGGGATACAAGAATTAAATTATGATGCTTTAAGAAGTATTAAGGTTTTAGAATTAAGCGTCTGTCATGATTTGAAGTTTATTCTTCCTCCTGATTATGTTAATTATGTAAGAATATCTTTAGAAGTGGGTGGCATTTTATATCCACTGCATGAAAATTCCCAAGTTAATTACGCTACAGCTTATTTACAAGACAACAATTGTGAGGTTCTTTTTGATATTGATGGAGATGTGTTAGAGGCTGAAGAATCTGAATTAGTCAAAGCTAGGATTGAAGGGGTGTCTTTACAGCAATACTTATTAGCTGGACCTTATTACGGTAGATGGGGCTGGTGTTTAGATGGTTGTTGGTATTTTGGATACGGAGTGGGCGGATATTTTGGATTAAATACAGCCGAAGCTAATGTTAACCCTTCTTTTAGAATAGATAAAGCTGGAGGAGTTATAAACTTTAGTTCCGGGGTTAGAGATAAATTAGTAGTCTTAGAATATATTTCAGACGGAATGGAAAATGGAGATAACGCTAGTGTCACTATTAATAAACTAGCTGAAGAATTTTTGTATAGCTATATTAGATGGGCTATTTTAGACAATAAAATAGGCGTTCAAGAATATGTAGTGAGAAGGGCTAGGAAAGATAAATGGGCTACTTTAAGGAACGCAAAAATAAGATTGAGTAATATTCACCCTGGCAGATTATTAATGCCTTTACGAGCACGTGATAATTGGATTAAATGAAATTAACTAGAGGATTTATAGCCGGCATTATGAATAAAGACCTGGATGAGCGATTGCTCCCTCCTGGTCAATATAGAGATGCTTTAAATGTAGGAGTTTCAACGTCAGCAGAATCTGACGTGGGAGCTATTGAAAACCAATTAGGCAACACTAACATGTCTAATTTAACGTTAGATCCTAGCGCTGTAACAATAGGAGCTGTATCTAACGATTCTGATAAGAATATTTATTGGCTGGTTTCTTCAGACACCTTTGATTACGTTTTTAGATATAATGAAGATTTAAATCTAACAACCACGCTACTTCAAGACACTAAAGGGAGGTTATTAAATTTTGATTCCGCATACTTGGTAACAGGTATTAATATCATTAATGATTTATTATTTTGGACCGACAACTTAAACCCACCTAGAAAGCTAAATGTAACTAGAAACTATTTAGTAGACGGTTTTGAGGAAGACGACATCTCAGTAATTGTTAAACCTCCATTATTTGCTCCTATAATAAATATGGGAAGCACGTTGCCTGTAGGTGGAGCAGGGAATATAACCGGTCAAGAAAACAACTTAGAAGAAACGTTTGTTGAGTTTTCTTATAGGTATAAGTACCTAGACAATGAGTATAGCGCCATGGCTCCTTTTTCCTCAGCCGCTTTTAATGCCTCTGTTTATCAATATGATTATGCTAATTGGTATTTAAAATCTATGACGAATGCCAATAATTTGGTGAACATAACTTTTAGAGTAGGGGGTCCCCAAGTAAAAGAAATACAACTATTATTTAGAGAATCCCAAAGCACTAATGTATATGTAGTAGAGTCTTATGACTATAGCGCGCCATTTAATTGGGATTTCGGAGACAACGCGCAGGCGGGCGCCTACGCAGCCGCAGTAGCCTTAACTACTTCTTTCCCTGGAAATGTGGCATTTACAACCCAACCCGGTTTTGGCTTTGGTTTATCAGGAGAAGGTATCCCAGATAGTTATGAAGTTGGTGACACTGTTTTCATTGATCAAGATCCAGGTTTTACTCATGCTTCATACAATGGAGAACACATTATTGTAGAGATTATAGATAGGTATACTATTGTTATTGATGTATTATTCGCAGGCGCTACACCTGTGGAGTCGGGTTCAGTAACCCTTGAAACAAAAACGATTGAATTTGTCAATAATAAAATATATACCGTTTTACCTTCAGATGAGTTGGGTAGGCTGTTTGATAACGTCCCATTAAAGGCTTTAGGTCAAGAATTGATAGGTAGTAGATTGGTGTATGGAAATTATGTGCAATTTTTTGATTTAGTGAATCAAAACAATGAAGCTATAGCTTTAGATTTTGACCTATATTTAGAATCTAGAGCGGTAGGAGGTTTGCCGGAACGAACTTTTAGAAGCGATAGAGATTATGAAATAGGTATTTGTTATTTAGATAGTTATGGCAGAATGACTACTGTATTAACTGCTCGCGAAAACAATCTTTATATTTCTCCCGATAACTCTAATTCAGTTAATGATATTCAAGTATACATTAATAGTCCAGCTCCATCATTTGCTAGCCATTATAGATTATACATTAAACAAGCTAAAGGAGATTATCAAAACATTATACCTTCCTTTTTTGTACAAGAGGGTTTAAAAAGATGGTTTCAAATTGGCCCCGGAGATATAAATAAAGTAAAAAAAGGGGAATATCTTATTTGTAAACACACTCCAGAAGGACCCACTTTTAGTAATACTCAATATAAAGTTTTAGACATTGAGTCCAAGCCAAAGGATTTTTTAAACATACCTGGCACGCCTCAAACAGCGGGGGTTTATTTTTGCATTAATGACCCTTCGGGCTTATTTAATACCGCTAGTTTAGATATTTACGCAACTACAAATAGTAGTGTTGGTGGACCGGTAGGATTTGCGAATTTGGGTAATATTTTTTATAGTCAAATAGATAATCCCATATTTTACGGGCAATCTACCACGGCAGACCGCGTAAAAGTCGTTGCTGTCCCTGGAATTGCAGCTAGTACAGCTCATCAGTCAGCACAATACAAAGCCTTCAGAATTAAACTTACTGTAGTTAATGGGGCGACTAATGAATTTAAGTATGAATTTATGTCTCAGGAGGGAGCTTACTCCAACCCCTTAATGGTAGATACTTCGCTTAGTTCTTTCACACTAACAATGTCTAATAATCCAGCCGCCCCTAATATTTTTTATAACATAACAGTAAATTCAGTAGGGGCAGTAATCTATGGTGATCCAGTTGCCGCGGTTGTGTGGCCAGATTTACCTAACTCTTATTTAACTAACGACTATTTTATCATTAACGTACACTCGGAAGAGGCTAAATATACTCTTGATAATAACCTAAATGAAACCCAAGGGAGTGTCCCTGTGCCAGCCACCACCTTTTCCAATGTAGGATACCCTAAAGACAAGGTAATACAAGCGGGCGCGCAGATTACTTTTAAGTTAACACATCACAGGTCTACTGGAGAGAATTATGAGGATCCCGCCCAGGTGTTTATCTCTAGCAAAGAATATCTAAATTTAGAAGAATGGTTTTGGGAAGATCAAATTTATAGTGCGTTTAATAATCTAACTCCAGAGGGAACCTCCGGTGGATTTGGAGGGAATCAAAGCAATACAGGTGCAAGTTTAATAAGTTTTGCTCGAGCGTGGGCGACAGGTGTGAACTCAAGTGGAAACACTTATGATGTGTGGCAAAGTAACACTTCTGGACCCTTTAGTGGTTACGCTAATTGGAATGAACTTTTAGTATCTGAGGGAAGTATTTGCATGAGAATTGGGACTCCGATAAGTGCTCTAAACGCTGGTACTGGAGTTGGTTGGTCTTTAACTGTTACTTTTGAAGTTATACAAACCCCAGGGTTGACAGTATTTGAAACCCTACCAGCTGATAATGTACCAGAAATTTACTTTGAAACCAATAAAACTTTTGCTATATCTAACGGTGTGCATGAGGGGAACCTCCAGAATCAAGTCTTAGGACAATCCCCAGCTAAAGTAAGCTTAAATCCAGGTGTACTTACAGGGGCGACCACAGAAGATAAAGAGAATAGCAACTTTAACGCATGGGTCTTTTCTAATGCCTTAGAAAGTTATCGAATTAAAGACGCTTGGAATGGCTATCAACTTAAATACAGCCCTAGAGCAAGTACCGTAATAGATGACTATGAAGAACAAAGGGCTGCTGAAGCTCTTACCTACAGTGGTATATATAGAGAAAACACAGGTGTTAATAATCTAAACGAGTTTAATCTTTCTATAGCTAACTTTCGATACTTAGATAAGTTCTTTGGGTCTATTCAAAAACTTCATGCTCGAGATACGGATGTAATTGTTTTTCAAGAGGATAAAATAACTAAAGTTTTATATGGTAAAAACTTATTAAATGACGCTATAGGTGGTGGAGATATTGTTTCAATTCCCGAGGTTTTAGGTACGCAAATTCCTTTTGAAGGTGAATATGGGATAAGTAGTAATCCTGAAAGTTTTGATTATTGGGGGCCAGACATGTTTTGTACTGATGCAAAAAGAGGTAGTGTGTTGAGTATAAACTCACAAGGCATATACCCTATTTCATCTTCAGGAATGATGGATTACTTTAAAGATGTTTTCATATCTTCTCCTAACACTCGAAAAATAGGAGGTGTTGATCCTTTTAAACAGTTTTATACTTTATTTGAAAGCGATATAGAGTTTCCGTGTACTTTTAAATTATCGGTTGGTAAAGAGCGTCCTTGGGTTAATCCATTTGATTTATCTTGGAGATCTAGAAACGTATGTGTAACCATCAGTTCTAATGCGACTTGGGGTATTACTTTAGTGGATACAGGTGATGGTACCGCTTGGTGTCAAATAAATGGATTCCCGGGACCCACGTATTCCGGTCTAGGCAACGCACAAGTCTGTTTTAATTTTAATAACAATAACAGTGGAGCAACTAGGTCTCTCCAAATTATATTTCAAGGTTGTGATGAAAGTTATGTCTACAACGTTAATCAATCAGCGTGGAGACCTATTGAGGTTGATAGTTGGGTGATTGGAAGTCCGATATTAAAACCTCTTAACCCTGTGTGTGTGGGAGATGACGGTGAGTATGTTTCAGATGTGGAATATGATTTTAGCTCTAACACTGGGGGTCCTATTGAATTCCCTTCCACTAGAATGAGAAATAAGCCTATTTCTTTTGTCAATAGATATAAAGGTATCGCTGGTCAACAGTCTGTACCTACACCTGGTGACACTGTTACGTTAAAAGCTTATACAGCGCAAACCCTTAGTAAACAAGGGTTTAATATTGATTTTGGAAACACACTAAGATACTTGGTTTCAGATGTTCCATACACTGAAGAACAAGTAGAGGATTTATTAGCTCTTTCTACTGCCGCACCATTAGTTCCAGGGGCTGGGTTTGTAGAAGGTAGTTTTACGTTTAATGTTCCCAATGATGAAGGGTTTTTATATTTAATTTGGGATTTTAGAAACATAAGAAATCCAGGTGTAAGTATTGTGTCTCCTTCAGGTTCAGAAGGCACAACCTATCATAGTATAAACTACAATGACACGGTAGGTGTTTCTAGAATAAACTATAATGCCAATGCTATAGCTAACAGGTTTAGGGTTAAATATGGAAACACAGAAGTATTTGATACTGGTTTTGTGGTAGGTGCTGGCTCTTTTAATATTCAGAAAAGTGTTAAAGAAATAGAGAGCGCTTGCTTGATTGTAGAAACTAGCGGTGTAGATGACGGATGGGACGTGGTTCCTGATCCAACCGCATTAACAAGTTTCTTAACCAATAACGCTGGCACTACTTTTCCACTTATATGTGCGGCTCCCGTCCCTGTGACTACTAGGTGGCACAACGGAATAAACCCTCTTCCTGTTTTAGGGGACACTATTTTTGAAAACCCTTTTGGTAGTTCAGTTTTACCTGGTGGTGACTTATATTGGAGAGTAGGGGTTGGTCCCGATGGAGATTATGTTTCATTTGGTGATGATGGAGTAGTGTTTATAGAAAATAATTGTGCTGCATGTACTGAGGTGGCGGTACCTGTTATAACGGTTCCTGATTTAAACCTCGAGTTAGGTCAAGAAATAAGTCTGCAACTTACAGCTACTAATAACCCTGAGTCATGGAATTTAGTTAGTTCTTGCGTTTCTTATTCCTTTTTAGGTGGAGAAACGGGTGGAATTTATGAATACACATCTTGTGAAGACGGTGTAATTAGAGAGGTTTCAGTTCCTCTTCAAGGAAGACAAGTTATATGCTCTTCGACTGTCCCTGTTTTAATTGACGGTTCAGATTCTAGTTTTACTGTTGTAGATATTTGTGAGGCGGAGGTAATGCCTCCAACTTTACGATTAGATCAATTTAAAGGCGTGTTAAGCGGAACTATTACCGAAACAGGTGTTTATCCAATTGTTATAGAAGCTACTAATTGTTTTGGTACTAGTGCTCCTACTACGTTTGTTGTAGATGTGATTAATGCTAGCGCTTACCGTAGATTCAACATGAATACCAACAATCCTGAAACTAATGCCTTAGCCGCGTGTGGAGTTGCTGCAACTTACAGAATATACTACCATAGTGGATTAAGTCCTTATCCGGTAGTAAATGATTTTGTATACTTTAGATCGGACCGAACAGGTGAATATTTTCCATACAACGGTGGGTATTTATGGTATCTTACAGATGGTGGTGAAGCTATAAGAATAGATAGCGTTGGACAAGTGGTAGATGTTAGCATTTGTGGCGTAACAAAAACCACAGAAGCTGGTGATGACAAAACAACAGAAAATGATTTAGACAAAACAATAGAATAAATTTAATAACTTTACATTATGGTTAAAATATCTCAATACACATCAATATCTACACTGGCTGATGAGGATTTATTTGACACTTCTCAATATGATCCCGTAGCCTTAGATTATAATACTAGGTCCATTTCTTATGAAGACATGATAGAGTCTATTAAAACGGATATATATACAAGTACGACCGTAGATGCGGCAGCGTCTCCAGGTGTAGGAAACAATAGAACTGTATTTTATTCAGCTACAGCTCCAGGGAGTATGAGTTTGCCTCTTCCTATTGCGGGTCGAATGATTACATTTGTAAGAATTGCTAATGGTGGTACAGCAGCCACTATCGCAACGACAGGTCCGGGAGTTTTAATTAATGGGGCTGCTCTTTTTGCGACTGATACTACATTGTATTCAATCCAAACCGCCCATTGTGACGGAACTAATTGGTTTATAGCATAATGGGAGATACGATAACATATTCGTCAACTGCTAACGGCACCGGTGGATGGACATCCAGGTGGTCTTATGAGCCAGAGTGGATGATAGGAATGAATAGTATTTTTTATTCGTTTAAAAACGGAAACATATACAAGCATTGGAACAACCCAAGTAGAAATCAATTCTATGGTGTTAATTACCCATCTACTGTAACGCCCATCTTTAACGACAATCCTATAGAGTCTAAAATGTTTTTAACGTTAGACTTGGAAGGAACAGACGCTTGGGACGTGGCGGTTACAACAGATTTAAGTGAAGGTTTTATTGATAAAGATTATTTCGTTAAAAAAGAAGGTGTTTATTACTCTAACATTAGACGATATTTTAACGATGACGACCTAAGTCAAACTTCAGCTCAAGGGATTGGTCAAGCTTCTAATGTTACAGGTGCGGCTCCAGTTGTTATTGAATTCACTCAACCCATTAGTGGTTTATTGAGTGTAGGCGATATGGCTTATATTGGAGCAGCTGGAGGAATTACTCAAATAGGAGAGGTGTCTAGTTATGTGAATGGCGTTTTTCCTTTACCCTCTTCAATTACTATTAACTTCCCTGTTAATTTACCTGTAATTGGTGATTTTATTATGTTCTTAAAGAATAGCGAAGTAGAATCTTACGGATCTCGCGGTTATTATGCTTCTGTCACATTAACCAATAACTTAACAACAGAATCAGAATTATTTGCGGTCAGCGCTGAAGTATTTAAAAGTTTCCCTTAATTTAGTATCTTTGTAAAACACCATTTTAATTTACTATTATGATAGGAACAGCTATGGCAATTGCTCAAGTGGGGATGTCAGCAGTAAAACTGATGAATGAAAAAAATGACCAAAGAGACTTGCGTATAAAATCCGCTAATTTAAAAAAAGAAGCTTACGCTTATTTAGACTCATTAACTAATGAGTTTGCAGCTTTTCAAGCTAGCGATACTAAAGAGCGATTAGCTATGGACCAACAGGCTCAAAATGTAGCTAATGCTATGGAGGTGGCGTCTTCTACAGCTGAAGGAGCGGCACAACTTAGTAACTTGGTAAGAGCTCAAGATAGAACCAATCTAGAATTAATGGCTGGATTAGATGAAAAAGAAATGAATGCTCAACAAGTGAGAATGCAAGGGGCGGAAAATCTGCGAGACACTCAAGCTAAATATAGAATGGACTTCAACAAGCAAGAGCTTATAGGAACTAATGAAGCGTTAGCTGCAAGTAAAGCGAATCAAGGTCAGTTAGAAGCTCAACTAATAGGTGGTATAGGTGATTTAGGGGGAGCAATAGTAGATGATTTTGTTGACCCCTTTGCTGGAACAGCTGGAGCTAAGTTAGGAGATGCAAAAGCTAAAGAAGCTAAAATCACCGATAAGATGGATAAGACCAATGAAAGGTATAACAAAAAGGGGGCAGATTGGTCTGATAAGAAGGTTAAGCGAGTGGGCAATAGACAAGCTAGGAGAAATACACGTCTTTCACAAAACGCAAGAAACATTGAAACTCTACAAGATATAATTAAAAATCATGGTCTTGGTTATATGGTAGGTAAGGACGAGTTGGAATAAATTAATTATTATGGCAAACGGAAGAACAAGCGGAAGTTATTATGGTTACAAAGCTCCACAGGGAAATGTTCCTGACTATGCAGGGGCTTTTAGGTCTGCGCGTAAAAGTGTAACAGACGCATTAGATAGAAAGAGAGCTGTAAGAGAAAAAGCAGATAAAGAATATCAAGACTCCAAAAACGCCTTAAGTGAAGTTCAAAACGGAAAAGACAAAGAATTTAACGACCTTATTGGTGAGGGGTTAAACAACACCAGGGACGCTCTTTTTGAAAAACAAAAGCTTTTATATGCAGGGAAAATAAAACCATACGATTGGACCGCTTATAATAATAATTTAAAAAATAGTATGACCGCACTTAGTGAGGTATCTACTAATTACAATGAAGTATTTGCTAGTTTCTTAGAAAGGCAACAAATAGATCCTGAAACAGGTAGAGCCCCTGCGGGGATTCAAGAGGATTTCGCAGCTACTGAATTGGGTGAGTTTGCTGATTTTTCTCATAGAAAACTAATGGCAGACCCTAGTGGTAACTTCTTTTTTGCTTATGAGAATGATGACGGTAGTATAGATCCAGATAAGTCGGTTAATGTAAATTATGTTAATAGATTACAAAACCACCAAACTAACGCAGTCGATTTACCTAGCGCAGTTGCTTCTTATACGGAGCAATTTGGAGACTTTAAAAAAGTTATAGATGATGAAAACATTCAAACAACTGAAGGGTTAAATGCTTTAGAAGGTGCTGGTTTCTTAAATGAAGCTTTAGAAAATTTATATGGCATGTACATAAATAGCCCAAGTAAATTGATGAGTGTGTTGGGAGATAATAGCGTGTATAGTGTAAGTGGCACAGCTGGAGATCAAGCTTATTTCACATATAAAACTACAGATTTAGTAGACCCTAAAGACCCTAGTAAGGGGTTTAAGGACGATTCTAAACATAAAGGCAAGCCTTTAAATCAAGGTATTTTAATGGAGTTAAATCCCGCTGGAGATTGGGAACCTAAATTAAATGAAGATCAAGTCACACAAGCTAAAAAGGTAATAAGGCAACAATTTTATTTATCTATGGGGATTAAAGAAACAGCCAAGCCTCAATATAGCAACGACAGTAACAACTTAAGCGTAAGTCAACAAACCGAATTAAAAAAAGCAAAAAACCTCTACAACAACGCTATGAGTATTGCGACAGGTGAGGTTGCTCAGTTAAACGGTGTTGAGTACAACAATGGACGAATAGAAGGGGCGAGACCGCATAAAGGTGGTATTCAGTTTTATGTAGTTCAAAAAGATGGAAGTAAACAGCCTGTGGTAATAAAAAGACCACGTAACGCAAAAGGTGAAAATTTAACCGAAAATGAATTAGCTACTAAATTTGCTAGAAAAGTAATAGCTCCTATTTTACAAAACACTGACCCAACAACAGTAGATACAAGGTTTATGACTGGCTCTAAAAACTATAGCCAAAAATATAAAACAGATAACTATCTTAGGTATGATACGGACCCATGGGATTTAGAGTCTTATGGTCCATACATTGACTTAGATACAAGGGTAGGGAAAATTACTCCTCAAGCACCGGGAACTAAAGATAAGCAATCAGCTGGAACTACGATATATAGGATAATCCCTCAAACATCCTGGAAAGGAGCTGTTAAAACCTTATCTCAAGGTAATCCTAAAAATAAAGACGATCAATCTGGATATGCTTGGAATGACACCAATAAAACTAAAGCGTTTTTAATGGAAGACATACAATCGTTAACCGAAAAAGCTATGGGAGATTTTATGGGTCAAAAACTCGCTAAGTCAGATGTGGTAGTGACTCCACAAGGTAAAGATTCCGCGGTAGTAAGTATTACAGTTTTCAATGAATCTAATCCACTTCTCCCCCCTAAGAAAGTGCAGTATGTGTTTAAAAAAGGAAATGACGAAACTATTTATAATGAAAACTTACAAGCTCTTAATAAAGCGGGGAGAGAGGTTTACAGATTACATTACGGAAAATAACAAGAAATACAATGAACGATAAGACATTAGAATCATTATATAAAAAATTAGGCTTAGAAGCTAATAATGTAAGTTTTGAAGATTTTAAAGGAGCTTTAGAGGAGTACCCAGAATACAGGGATAATATATTTACAGCGCTTGTAGACGCAAAAGAATATACTCAAGAAGAAAGGGGCGCATTTGATGACTTGTTAAAAAAAAAAGAAGAAACTTCGGAGTTGGTTGGAAATCAAGCTCCTACCACTACTACATTGGCTACCGATCAGTCGGCTCAGGAAGCTGTTTCGGCTTCTTCCGATTTAGAAAGTAGTCAAGAACCTCAAAACCCTCAAGATGTAATTCAAGATGAGCAAGAGGTAGTTCAAGCTCAAGACGATACGGAATTACAAATTCAACAAGAGAACACTCAAGAAAATACACCTCCACCTGTTATGGCTAACGCTACGGTAGACCAGCCTGAGATTACTAGCGCCACACCTATAATAGAAAACCAAACAGACATGACTCCTCCGGCAGAAATGCCAGATGAATTTGCGCCAATTAATGCAGATGATTTAATGACTAGTAAAAGCGAAACTGGTCTGTATCCACAAACGCAAGTAGGCTTTGAAGCGGGTAATGAAGAAGATGGAAATTTAGCCAACAAAAAAATGGATTATACTTTTTATCAGATTCCTGTTTCTGAAATGGAGCCCGACCAGGCTTCAAGAGTGGTTAATTATATGCAAGAAAATGGGCTAACTGAATTAGAGGCTAGAATAAAAAATCCTGACATCTTTATAAACCAAAAGCAATTAGACGCTTTAGAACAAGAGAGAGAAGAAACAAATGAATTTTTAGAAGAAGGGGTTGGGAATATAATAAACACTATAGGTGATGACATATACAACGATGGATTAGAAGTAACAGAAGGAGAAAATATACCATCGGATTGGAGTACAGAATTATATACTGCACCTAATGGATCTACCTATGACAATAAATTAGAATTTATTAACTCCCCAGAGGGTAGGCAATTGATTATGGAAGAAAAAACTTCTATAGCTGGAGGTGATATAATGAATTTTGACATTAATCGTCACATTTTAGAAGATGCTTTTGTTTTCTCAGGAGCCGACCCAGAACAGTTCGGTTATTATAAAAACGAAGACGGTGAATGGGGTGGACCCAGAAGGATGTTTGACTATAGAGGTCTTACTCAAGAATCCTCTGGTCCTGGATTACAGAATGTATTTGATTGGGGAAGTTTTATTAACCCCGAAACCAATAAACCTTACGACTTAACCAAGGTAAAAAGCTATGATGATTTATCCGTCTTGTGGGATAAGATGTCTCTACACATGAACGATGATCAAGCTCAACGCATAATGCAAGAGGCTTATAATCAAAGTATAAATAGTGTTAATAATAAAATTTATGACTACGGTCAAAATTATTTAGATAGAGCCGACCAAGGGGTTTCTAGGTCTTATAAGCAATTAAGAAACGCTCAATACGACTTAAACTTAATAGTAAATAATCTTGCATACTATGAAGGTTTAGATGATAAAATGAAATTTGCTTATGACTCTAAATACACAGAAGCAACAGGATTATCGTATGGCGCCTATTTAGCACAACAATGGGATTTCCAGCAGGCTAATGTAGAAACAGCTTTATTAGAATATGAACAACAACGTTCCTCTTGGTATAGTGATGAAACTGAACTGATAGATTTAAAAACAGGTAAGTTAATCAACTACGCAGACGCGGATCAAGAAACTTTAGACTATCATCAAAACATAGATGAAAGTGCGTTAAAATTAGTTAGAAGAAAAGGAAATAACCAAGGGTTTTTAGACGAACACTTAAGACGTTCATATTATAATCTAATGGCAATTTCATCTACAATGCCTGATAATTTTGCCGAAGCTTGGTGGGAAGGAAATTCTTACTTTGATGTAGCTCAAGGAGCTTTATTAGAAGGAATGGTAGGGTTATCAGCAGAAGCTAATAAACTGTTTTTTGATGATGAAGAAATGTATAACAACATTAAAGAGATAGGAAATAGCTTTTCTAAATGGGGAGGGACTGACAAGCAGACCCTTATCAATTCATCTATGTATGATAAAAACGAAGCCCCTGAATTAAGAGATATGAGGATGAAAAAGCTTTGGTATTTAGATGGTAACTCACCTTGGATAAATACCTTTAATGAGGCTTTATATGATTTTCAATCAGCTAATAGAGCTGTAGTGTTAAATGAAGATTACATTCAAAAGGCTAAATTAAACCCTGAGAATAAATTTAATATGTACACCAGGGACTTGTTTATGTCCTTTGATTATCCTGACACACCAGGGACTCCTGACGATCCAATGAGTTTTGGTAAATACGGACCAAAAGAGGCTGCCAATCATTGGTCTCAAGTTTTACAACAAAATGGAGTGCAAATATCAGATGAAGACATGGCTTTTATGGAACAAACTTTTGCAGAAAAGGGAATTCATATGAGTGCTCAAATGACTAATTTCCTATATAAATTTGCTTTAACTAGAGGTATGTTTAAAGGAGTAGTGGGAACCACGGGCGCTACAGCAGCAGCTCCTCAAGGAGTATATAGATGGGACGCTGTTACGGCAGGGTTGGCGGGCTTAGGTCAAAGTAAAGCGTATCAACAATCAGTGTTTCTTCTTTCATCTATGTTGCAAGAAGGGTTAATAATGGAGGCTTATCAAGAAGGTTTTGAAGGTGGAGAAGGAATGGGTTTTTTAGAGGGTGCCGCTCTCGCTGGAGGCTCTGGCGCAATGAATATGGCGTGGAAGGCTATTAATAAAATTCCATTTATGGCTAAAATGCCAGCTACCATGGAGAAATTTCTCAATAGTCAATCTCAAGTCGTAGGGGGTATGGGAGGTATGTACACTTCTGAACTAGTTCACGAATTAGGTCATAATAAAGAGTGGGGAGAAATAGTAAATAATGTGTTTGCTGGTCCTGACAATAGCCCCGGAGAAAAAGCTTTGTTGCTTTATTTTATGACCGCTGGTATTCAGTATTCTAAAACTGGGAAAGAAGATATTACACAGTTTAGAGATGCTATAAAAAAAGACATTCAAAACATATATAATCGAAGCTATAAAAGAGTGCCAGCTTCAATAGCGGCTAATTACAAAAAATTAGGAATACGTCCTGACGCAACTGACCAGGAAGTAGTAGACGCTTATTTAAAGGCTTCCGAAAAATATGAAGATAAAGGCGGTTACAGAGATCCTAATAAAATGGAAGAGTTTATGGAGCTTCATGAGGCTTACACCACTGTTAAAAACCATAGAGGACAAAAATCCAACATAGAACAAGGGTTGGGGGAAATAGCTAAACAAGAACAACAAGATAAATCTAATCAAGAGCGATATGATCATTTAGATGATTTAGCAATTAAAACTACAGATCCTAGAACTGTAATGTTGGGGATTCCAACCTCAACTGAAAATTTAACAACCCTACCTTCAGAACAAAGGATATTAGAAGAAATGCAACCCACGTTTAATGCGGAGGAAGCTAACTTTTGGGCTAACAAGAGTGAAGTAGAGATTAAAGATTCTTATGGTTATATAAATAATTTAGTAAAACAAGGCGAAGTTACATCACTTCAAGGAGAACACATGAAGCAACAAATTTCTAATGTTCGTGAAATGATGAAAGGATTAGAGGTGATTGAAAACCCTGAAGCCAAGGCAGAGGCTTATGATTTATCTAATGAATTAATTCAACAAGAAAGATTATTAAACCTATATCAATCATCAAAAGTGTCTCCATCTCAAAAAATCAAGCAAGTTGAAGCTAGAATAAAAGAGATTAATAGTCGATTAACCGAAATAGGAAATAACATTGAAGCACCCGCAAGTCCTATAGAAAAAGCGCAAAATGAATTCAACAGGCTTTTAGAAGAAAAAAGAATGATTGAAAGCCCAAGCTTTAGAAGTAGTAACTCTAAAGAATATGTAGAACAAATGTTGAGAGATATTAACGGTAAGATTAGTGCTCAAGAGGAAAAAATGATTAACGAGTTTGGTGGTCAGTTTTCTGGGGGAGGTTCTAATAGAGTTTACGTAGAAGAAGTAGGTCCTTCTAAGTCTAAAACCGAAACGGAAAAGGGAGATAGAATAAAAGTAGGAGAGCAAGAGGTTATTGAGGAAGTTCCTGAAAACTTAGAAAGAGAAAATCCAGAGCTGTTAGACGCAGAGCAAAAATCATCTCGAGACCAAAAGATAGAGGAAATGCAAGCAGAGGGAGAACAAGCTAGGATTACTCAACTCAAAGATTACATAAAAGAATTAAAAGAAAAAGGTGGAGATGAAAAGCGCGTACAGGAATTAGAAAAAGAATTAAACGATTTAGAGTCGAAACAAGTTGAACCATTAAAAACTGAAAAAGATGCCGATAGTGAGCCAGAACCAATGGAAGTACCTAGCGAAGAACAAGCCGAAAGTGTTCAAGAGACTGAAGAGATACAACCCGATGACGCGACTCCAGGACCTTCCGAAGTCAGCGCCCAACCGAAAGCCGACAAGACGACCCCACCGAAACGTTACAAGGACCTAAGAGATTCTGAAAACACCTCTGGAGACCCTCAATTAGAAAGAGTATATGGCGAGATTGAAAGTGAAATTGCTGAAAAAGTTGAAGCTAGAGACAGAAGAGATAGATACGTGAAAGACAGGTCAGCTATGACTACTAAACAACAAGAAGCTACAGACCGAAGGGTAAATGCGGAAACTAAAGAGGCTGCTTTAGAATACTTAATGAGGTCTAAATGGTATGAAAACGCCACAGACCTACAAAGAGATGCCGCCTTTAAAGAGGTGAGTTATCGATTTGGAGCGCCTAAGAAGCGATTAAACGCTCAAGACAGAGCTAACCAAGCTGTAGGGAATAAAGGACGTCAGAAGTTCGTAGATGAGCTCCAAATGCTTAAAGATCAATTTAAGATAGCTAATAAGGCTGGGAAAGATGTTAGGTATATAGTAGACAATATTCGTAAATATGTAGATCGAAACTTCACTTCTAAAAAAGGAGGGGTAAAAATCAACTGGACTACCGGTGACGCTAAGAAGCTTTATAAAAAACTAACAGATGAAAGAGCTGTTCTAGAAAAAGCTTACACAAATAAAAACGGAGACAGGATTAAAAAGTCTATTGCTCGTTTAGAAGAAATAACGAAAGAGATAGACCAGCTTATAGAAAACAAAACTCGCCCTACTTATGTAGCGTGGTTAAAAGAAAATACGGTAGTAGATAATTTAACTACTGAGTCTGGTAGTGCTCAAATCTCGGTGAATAAAATTAAAGAACTAAGACAGTATGTGGATAATTTAAAAAAACCATTTGAGGAAATGACCACTACCGAACTAGAGCAAACTATTAGTGATGTTCAACAAATTATAAAAGAAGGTAAAGACGCTAAAACATTAGAGAGAAGTCGTAAGCAAAAATCTCAAATGGAAAATAAGGGTAAAATAGCAAAAGAGTTATATGTTGAAGGGGAAGATTTTAGCCAAGATGTAAACACCTACGAGGAGGCTGAGGCATATTTAGGATCTCAGAAAACTGACCTTAAACAACCCTTAAAAACTTTAGAATTAGACCAAGAAAAAACTTTTAAAAACGAACAAGGAGAAGAGGTGTCGTTAGAAAAAGGAATTAGCGACAAGCGATCAAAATTAAGAAAATTAAGAGAAGAGGCAGAAAATATTGAAGAGGAAGTAATTGCTGATGAGGTGGTTGCTGATGAGGTGGTTGCGGAAGAACCTGTCTCAGATGAGGTAATAGAATTAGAACCAATAGACCCAACAGAAGCTGACTTTTCATCTTATGATGTTAAAAACGCTGAAGAGAATCCAGCATTGGAGCCCTATATTAATTCAGAGGTGGAATCATCTAGAGATATGTTAGGGGGTCCAAAAGCTATTCAAGAAACGGCAGAATTAGGAAAAAAATTAGATGCAGACAATGCTAATGTGGTGTTTAAGAGAGATTTAGGGATTGTAGGTGGTCGAAGAATATTTGAATTTGAAGTAGAAGGTACAGGAGAAAAATTCTTAATGTACAAATCTAAAGGAGAGGGAACTGGTCCTGAATCAAAAGGAAAATGGGTTCCTTTAAAATACTTCGCTAAAGACGGTTGGTTTGTTAAAGGAAGAGTAGATAACGAGGGTAACTTAAGTATGGAGCCACTTACTAACGAAAACAATCCGAAGTTTAATAAATACGGAAGTGAGACCTTTAAAGAGT